GGGCACTCGCTGTAAAGCATGGTCTCAATGATGAAGGTATTGTCGAAGGCGTAATCCAGTTCATCGTTATCGCTGTACTGATCGTCTTTGTTCCGGGTATCCTCTATGTGGTCAGCACTGGAGCAATCGAAGTTCCTGTTGGAACAATCTTCTACAACGCATCGCAATCAACCAACACAAACGTTGCAAACGGTGTTTCAACGATTGGTGTGATTCCCACCATCTTTGCCATTGTGCTCATCATCGGTGTGCTCATGTTACTGGCAATGAGGAGATAACCCTAAAAACATTTTTGGGGGTATTCTCATGTTTCTCAAAGAAGAACTACAGTCGAAGATGGAAAGTATTCGTTCTGGTGTTGAACCAACCGTTCGTAGAATGGCAAAGAACGCTGGGGTGAATGATGATGCAATAGTGGAAGGTGTCATCCAGTTCATCGTTATCGCTGTACTGATCGTCTTTGTTCCGGGTATCCTCTATGTCGTATCAAATTCTGCGATAGATATCCCAGTGAACACTACGTTCTACAACGCAAGCATTACAACAAATACTAATGTTGCAAACGGTGTGTCTACCATTGGTGTGATCCCGACTATCTTTGCGATAGTTTTGATCATTGGCGTGCTCATGTTACTGGCGATGAGACGCTAATAAATTTCAAAACATAGTACAAAACAACGAGATTTCCCAAAAGGGGTTTGGGTAAAAACCCCACTTTTAAGTGCCACTTCGTCTTCCCCATTGTTGATCTAATAAAGAACCATTTGGATATCGAATGTTATATTCTTCTAACGACAACATGCATTTATTTCCATATTCAAGTGCGATAGTTTCTCGCAATCTCGTTTCAAATTCCGGTTTGTTGCCTTCTCTCGCATGACACGATTTACATAATGTTGCAAATAACCATCCGGATTTATTATTGTTACAGCATGTGGATTTATCACGTGTTACATGATGGACACTCATGTGTTTGTTGTCATTATCTTCTATCCCGGCTCTACAAAATATGCATTTATTTCCATATCTCGCCCTTACACGCTTTCGGATTTTTAATATCGGATCTGTCCATTTCTTGCAATATACACCAGCCGTTGCAAATCTTTTCCAATCTTCTTCTGGGATACCCTGGTGAGATGCACTCATTTTCATTCTGATGTCTTCTGATATGCTCATACCAACATGACACTCTGCAATTTTTCCTTTCATCTCATCAGAAAAACTCTTTCCATAATTGTGATTCTTCTCACCGCTTGTCGCAATCCTAATCTTCTCTTTAACCTCCTCTGATAATTGTTTACCATAATTATAATGCTTCTCCCCTCTATTGGCATCACCAATCGCCTTTTTTATATACTCTGGTCTGTGCGTTCCATACAAAGGATTCTTATCACCTCTTCGCGAATCCCCGATTTTCTTTCTTGTCTCTTCTGAAAATACCTTCCCAAAATTGTGATTCTTCTCACCAGAATGTGAGAGTCGCATTTTTTCTCTCGTGGCATCACTGGCTGTGTGTCCCGTTCTTGCAAGCCTGTTTTTTTCCAGGTGTTCCGGAGATTGTTTGTAACCTTTCTTTGGCATACGTATTGATATTTGGTGTTTACACTGTTAATACTTTTGTTATTGTTTAGATAATTGCACCAACAGTAAGAAATAAATTTACATGCACTAACATCATCATAATTACTATGGATAGGCGCGACTATACATTTCTCGTAATCCTCGCGCTTGGATGTGCAATGCATCTTTCATTGCTCGCAACATCCAACCTTTCAAACTATAACCTCTACGATACCGACACATGGTGTTTCGTGTGGATGTATTCGCAATGGTTTCACCTGTCACCACTATCAACATTTAATATTCTTGCATTATTTCCACCAATATTATCAGCGTTATTTGCAGTATCAATCTATTATCTCATCACTAGGCTATATAATAAAACGGTTGGATTTTATGCCGGAGTAATGTTTGCGATATCACCGGGATTGTTATATCTGAATAGTATGTTCGGAATGATAGACCATCACCTGATACAAGTCGTGCTTTTCACGCTGTCCATTGTATGTCTTTTGTTGTTATACAAGGAACGCAACGTGTGGTGGGTTATCCCAATAATCATTTCTCTGATTTGTATTCGTTTTACTTCTCCGGTATTAGACGAGATATATTATGGGTTGTTTATCGTGTGTGCGATCATTTGCGCTGTTCATTATTTAATTACACTGCGGTACTACAAAATGGCAGTCTTGACATTTGTGGCTGTTATTGCATCTGGTTTTTGGCTATTACAACCGTTAAACATTATCCCACGAGCAACAAGTTGGATTTCCTGGGTAGAACCAATTACTGAAATACAACCATCAGATCCAATAATATTCTTGATAAAATTTAACACTTTATTATTCGTTATCATTTTGGGTGTTGCTTCATTTCATCATTCGGATAAAGATGCACCAGAAATCATATTGATATTTCTTACTGTAGTATTATTCATTGCGACATTAAGATTTGTCAGGATGGAATATATATTCGCTGCCCCATTGATGATCCTATCGGCGTATTATATTGATAAGTATTTCACACGAGACATATCCCACTCCATAATAGCAATATTCCTAATTATATCTATTCTATTCGGATGCGTTATTACAGCAGAGATGATGAGGACTGAAATAAACAACGAGGCATGGGATGGTGCGCTGAAATTTATATCAAAAGAACCGAATGGGCTGGTTCTATCACATGGGGATTATGGATACTGGATTAAGAATGCCAACCAAACAGAGTTCGATAATTCAGCGTGGGGAAACGCGCTCAACGGAGGAAAGATATTCACTTCGTCTAATATAACAGCAGCGAAAGAATTGATAATGTCGCATGGTATATCTTATATAATTGTTACCGAGCGGGATATGCGATATTATGAAGCACAGCAGTTCTATGCAAAATCAACAACTGATTATAATGAGAGCATGCTATTCAAATTAATACGTGGGACTTCTGGTTATGATGCGATATATTCAAAAGATGGTATTATAATATATAAGACGTAAAAAAGTATTATTCCCTTTTTCTTACCGATACAAGAAACATTGCAATGGCTACGGCAAATCCTATGATAAATGGGGGTAGTGGCGTTTCTTGGACAGTTAACGTTTGATAAGATGCCCCATCATCTCCCCCATTTGCAGGACAGATATACCATCCACTCTCAATCATAGAAGCCCGAAGATTGCCACCAATTACCATTGATACTGTTCTTGCTGGCAAATTTGATGTACTGGCATATATTTTTATTACAATACGATCTCCGTCAAATAGCGTAGTCGAATTTCGGCGGGCATATGATGTTAGAAATTCTGTAGCCACGGGATTATCAATATCCTCCGTTATGAACGGTTTGTAGAATAATTTCGTTTCTACACCAGTAGAACTACGGTTGTATAGTTTAAACTCGATGCGTGTGAGTCCAGTAGCACTTGTAGTATTTAAATATACACGCGATCTCCACAACCCAGGCGCAATTGTTGTTACTCCCGGAGAACCATCTGGGGTTACAAATGCACCAAGAAGAACTTCTCCCGATGCCGGGACTATATCTACTGCTTGAACCAACGATTCATCGGCTTTTTCAGGGATATGATCGATTATTTTATACGAACCATCTTTAATTAGGTCAGATGATTCGTTCCAGAAGAATATATCCTGTTTTCCGCACCATAAGAAATCTTCCGATTCACACGATGCAATAGGAGCAATAATAGCAATCATCGCAATAAAAGAGAGTATAACAACCAATCGTTTTAAGTTTGTCATGCATAGAATGTAATCATGCAATTGTATTATTACTTTCCATGCTCTGAATAAAAGAAAGACTTAATACAGTTATAGTATCATAATCTTCTATATGATTACCATCCCAAAGCGACTCCTTATTCTTATCACTCTTGTATTGCTTATTATACAACCAGCAATTGCCTCAATACCCGACTCTGGAATGTCAAGTTATATTACCACCTCGGATGTTGTTATCAACACACCATATCTTGATTTCAACACATGGGTTTTCATAACACTATTGGGATTCTTCTTCCTGATACTAAGTAACTTTGCAAAACCAGATCAGGCTCCGAAGTTGTGGGCAATTATCGCTCCACTCTTTATAGGCCCGTCGGCATATTTTGTTTTGATGCTTCGGAGAGTTACAGTTGGTATGCATATGACATCCACAGAGATGCATATTAACGCGGTTAATACAATTATGCACCCAGAGTGGCTTTGCTTTGTGATGTCGGTAATTCTAGTCATAGCGTTGATTAACGTATGGGTGCAATTATCAAAACAACCCATTGAGAAAACGAAGAAAGAAGATATTTTGGGGAGTGGTGGTTTCTAATGATTGATGACGTTGATACAACAGAGCGAGACAAAAAGATACTTCTTTCGATTGCGATAGGACTTGGGATAGGATTGATTATCTTCATTGTATATCTTTTTGCGAGTGGTGAGATTTATTCCATGAGGTTATTCTGATGGCGTGGAAAAATCCCTTGGTGCAAGAGAATATCCAGGTGGAGCCACTCATTGAGCCAGTTCCACAACCAATCGGTGGTGATATGGGTATGGGTGGTGGAAATTTGCCCCCAATGTCCTCATATGGCCCCATGCTTCCAGCGTGGAACGAAGCGATGATGACTCTGCTGGTGGATATCGAAATCCCGGAAGAGTACATGAAAAGCCCTCTGATGACGAAGGTATTCATCTGGTCGAAGAAGGTTCTCATGCAATTGCAGTTTGGTAACTACACCGCATCAATCCAGAAGAAGATGATTAAAGATTTGCAGATGATCCTTTTTCTTGGTGGACAAGACGGTAATGAGGGGTTGGTTGCCGAAGCACAGTTTATCTTTGTTGCGAATATGCAAATCTATAAAGGAAGGAGTGATATGCCCGATGGTATCAGGGAAAGGATAGCGTGGATTATGGGGATTAACAAGCAGGTGTTTAGTGAGGATAGACCGGCTAGACCAGCAGAGAATAAGGGGATTTTGAGTTCGATATGGGGAGGGGGGAATAGATGATTGATTTGCCACTTAAAACGAGAATCGATCGGATTGTAGAAAAGGGTGTAACACAAGAAAGATTTGTCGAATCAATATGGCATACAATTTTCATATCGGTTGTTGTGATGTTTATAATGTTTATGACAATCGGATTATCATATTACATTGGAGCGTTGATATAGATGAAATTCAAATGCAATAGATACTTCGTATTCGGTGTTGCTTACATCACAGGAATGATACTCATAGGGATTGCTTCTCTTGGGAGATTTTATGAAGCATATATTTTCAGCGAATACACACTTATTACGCTTATCATAATGAGCACTATTCCTTTTGTAGTTGGATATTTAGCAGAGGTTGAATTTTCATGGTAGACTTACAAGCAACACAGCAGCAGCAACTCACCATCTTTTTCGGTGGTCAGATGGATCAGGTTGTCGCAGGAGCACCCGTTTATTTCTGGTGTATCTTTGCATTAGGCATGTTATGCATGGTAATGGGATTCTTAATCCTATACTATCGTCTATACATCCTCGATAAAGTGTGGGCATTTGTTGAGTGCTACAAGAAAAGAAAACCCCTTGCTTTGGTAAGGAACAGCAACCGACAGGCATACTTTAAAGCACTCGAATATATGGCGCAGGTGTTTTATTCTGACGATGGCCCGGATAGGTGGATTAGTTCTGCTCTCGAATCCTCGCAGAGCATCGCAGGTGTGCCACTCCTTGATGTGTGCGACTATTACGATTGGCTACAAGATCCATTTAAAAATCAGGCAATCCTGGAGATCGTATCTGCATGGAATGATGGTATTCTTGATGAGACCGAAGAACAAGATCCAGAGACCCCTATCTTCCTGAAAGGAAAAGAACCTCATGCGGATGATGAAAAGATATACAACGGAGAGCAACTTCAAAAATTGCTCGGTTCGGGGAAATTGACGGATTATTTCGATTCAACAGAGATTGTTGTGTACAAGAAAGGAAGTGTTAAAATCCCGGCATTCTTCATCATTGATATCTCAAAGGTAGAGCAATACCTTCCGAGGATTCGAGGCTCTGCGTTGTTTGGTGGATATACGAGTTGGCTTGTCGAACAGGCTGGTGGGAAGCAAGAGAAAGATAACAAAACAATGGCGATGTACTTCATAGCGGGATGTACTGCCATTATTATCTGTGGTGTTATCGCTGGGTTGTTGAGTGGGGCAATTGGATAACACCCCCACTTCTTTTATTGTACATACATCAAATACATTTATAACACTACATAGCATAACACTATTATGGAACGATTAACCAAAGATGAGCAATTCATCATTGTTGGTATCGGAACTTCGGCAGCGGTCACCGGATTGGGGGTTATGCTTTTCTACGCTGCCCTTATGGAACCAACTACGCTTGGTTATATGACTGATATGTTTCTAGGAACTACACTCTCTGTGAGTGGTGTTGTTGGGGTTATGGGGTTCTGCTCTATCTTCTTTAACTATCGAGCAATACTGTGAGGTGGTAGAACGACACACAAATTATTATCATTCGCATCCCATGTGTTTATGATTTTTGGGGTTATTATTGCCGCAGTTTCACTATGTTTAGTGGTAATTAAGGCTCCATCGGGTGTATATGATGTGCTTGTCATTAGCGGATGTATACTCGCATTAGCCGGTTTGGGTTTAAATCTATCATTACGGATAGATGAACTATCAGACATAGTAGAGGAGTTGAAAAATAAATGAGTTATCCAATCAATCTATCATTCAAAGATGCCGAGTTCGAACAAGTAAACAAGGCGGCAACCAAGATGAAAACAAAGATTAGGGAATACATCAAAGATGCTGCTACGCAAAAGGCGGAAGCGGATCTTAAAACAGGAAGTGTATCATGACGAAAACAAAACCAGAACCAGAACCAACACCCGAAAAGCCGGTATACACGATGCGTGAAATGAATGCCGTTGAGGAACTATTGCAGAGTATTTATTCCCTGGATGATGCTGTTGCCAATCAACTTGCCCTGAAACGTCCTGAAACGTTCATCCAGCCGTTGAGGAACATCAGGGAGAATGTGAATAATGCATTGGGAAGATTATTTGAAAAAGGAAATCAACTGGCAATGGATGAAAAGTCAAGCGAACCTTCTGATGCAGATCCAACGACATAGGGGATATCGAAATGGATGACTCTACATCTTTAAAGATAACCTACTATTGTGGTTATACCGGAATGGTATTATCATGGTTTGTTATATTCGCAGGATTATTGATTGTCTTTTCATCCTTTGGGGTATCACAAGCCATTAGTATTGCCGAAGCAATCGGGAGTGTGTCTCCACAAGTCGCTGCAAATATCATCCTGACAAGAGGTGAAGGGGTTATCATTGGGTTGTTGTTTGTTGTGATTGGATTCCAGGCGGATCATACTTTCACTTTGATGTGCAAAGAGGCAAAGAAAGAACTTGTTAATGTATGGCCCCACCAAAAATTAATGTCGTATAGTTAAACCACAATCTTTTTTAATCCACATCCCCAATTCTATTTTGCTACTGTGTTTTTGCATACTTGGTTTTGTCCGATTTCTAAGTCTGATTTTTCCACAGTGGCACTTTAAGGTCTGGTATAGTCATTGTTGTGTGTGAAAGAGGGTCTGCATAACAATGACTTTTTTAATTTTATACATAGCATTGCCTATGTGTGAAACCATGACTAACAAGATCGTAACGTATGAAATAGAGTATTGCAATTCGACTTGTATTCATTTCTATCATAAATATGAAGATATGGAGAATTGTTGGTGTAGTAAAATGAATAAGAAAACTTTTGAGTGTGATACGCTTATGAATCTTAATGATTACAAAAAAAGAGAGATACCAAAAGTGTGTCCACTTGAAAATTCATCACAAATCTGATTTTTTGCGAAGTTTTGCAGTTCTGGAGGGTGCTGGCACACCAAAGGGTTTGAGTTCGGGGATTTCTAGTGCCTTGGTACAATTCTATTCTCGGACACCCACCAATACAAAACAAAACTTTTGTAAGTTGTCAAGATTGTATATAGTGTAAGTATCAGGCGTTAAATAATAAAAACGGATTGTCATTACTTATTTTGTGTGGTTATATGTTGACATAAGTTTAATATACATTGTCAAACAAATAGTATTGTATGGATGAAGTTTTGGAAGAACAAATATTACCAAAAGCCATAGTAAAAGAGAACACAAGGATCTTAACACCAAAAGAGTATGCAAAATTAAAAGAAAAATTATCTGCCGATTATAATTGCATATGTGATGTTCTTTTGTATACTGGAATGAGAATGCCGGAATTTATAAAATTTTCAAAACACCCGGAATGGTATGATGCACACAGGAGGTGTATCGAACTTCCAACAACAGCGATCAGAAAGAAAAAGACGGTTTATAAAACCCGTCAGATCAATTTGAATGTTAATGGGTGTGATGCCATAAAGCATTTCCAGTCTATGGTGAAAGCAAATCTGCATATCCCATCCAGACAGTCAATGGTGGGTGTTCTATCACGTGCTGCGGTTGAAGCAAAACTTCCAGAGGGTGATAAGGGAATATGCCCGAAAATGTTCAGGAAGATGCTTGTATCGTATCTCATGAAGTGTTTCCCAGAAAGAATGTTTGAAATTGCTGCAAATATGGGGCATACATTAGAGGTTATGAGGATTAATTATACAAATCTATCTTTTGCAAGAGAAGATACAGAAGATATTAGGATTTTTTTGAAAGGGTGGGGTGATGCATGAGCACCGGTGAACTGGCACAGTTGATGAAAGATAAGGGTGGTATCTAAAATGTGGTTACAAGATATCAAATATAGATTTTACATATATGGAGCAATTCTTGGAATTCTCGTAGCAATACTTGTTGTTGCAACTAATACTGTAATATTAGATATGCAAAATAATGAAATAGAGCACACGAAAACAATAACCATTATTGGGAAAATCTGCCCGCATAACTTATTTGGTAGCAACCTTGGAAAAATACAAGATTCTGATGATGTTATATATTTCATAGATCCTTCAAAGTGCAACGAATATATTATAGGTTCTACAAGAAATATCTCGTATCATAAGATTCATCAGGTACTTAGTATGAAAATGTTTGATTTTAATAGAGTGTCTGGAAAATATGGGGGTTGGGATCATTGATGAAAGATAAGGGTGGTATCTAAAATGGCTAAACTCACAGAGAAAGAACGCGAAGGATTCGAGGCAATACTAATGTCCGATTTAAAAGCAATCAATTCCCGTTTTATGAGTCAGATAAAAGACTTTTGGGGTATTGCCAGAATACAGGTTCTTGAAACAAAAGGATGGGATAAACTCATTAAAGAAAAGGAATTGCTGGATATTCAACGGAAACAAATCATAGAACGCATCCATTCAATAGAGCATATTCTCAATAGCGAACATCTGCTAGCAGAACAAGTAATAGAACTCGGTGGAAAAGCAAATGACTATGGCAAAATGGATGGTGCTAATTTCTATGGTATCCCGGTAACTTCTCAATTCGAGTATGAAATAGTCGAGTATATCAGAAGTAATATTGATCTTGAAATCCCGTCAAAAATATTACGCGATGTTTGCCAATCGTCCATTCGTGCTCTTACGATGTCTGGGTCATTTGAAGAGGCGAGGGGTGCGTATGAGAAGTTTTATTCGCTTGATTTCAGGAAGTATGGTGTTGATATTCCTCCGAGACTTGATGATATTTGTGAGGATAGGAAAACTATGTTGTATGCACAACAATCTTTACAGCAGATTAATGGTGGGAAACCAGATATGAAATTGTTAGAGGGTGATAAAGACAAGGAGGGGATTTGAAAATGCAAAAACAAGACACACAACCACACGATATTGTAAACTATCTACCAGTCCCAACATATCCATCCAAACCAACTCTACCACTAAAGAAAGCACTCGGTATAATCTCACAGTCACAGCACATCATTATCTCGAAAAACCTTACAGAAGAGCAGACTACAATGCTTATAGAGAACTGCACAAAATTGATAGGGTTTATCGAGAGGGATTACTATCCGAAATCATTTCTGTCTGGTTTATTTGGTAGGGGTGATGAGTAATGACACATGGTTTTAAGTGGGAATATCCATTATTTGCATTCTTATGTAGTGGGTGGTTCATAGCAATATATTTGGCAATGCTTCCTGGATTTAATAAAATGATGAGTGAAGCATCAGAAGATGGAATACTGTTGAATGTAATTCCTCCTACAATGTGGTTGGGGATGTTTGTCGCTGCCAATATGGTTGGGTGGATGGTTGCTGTATTTATACCCACTGGAGTTGATGAATAATGCCCTTTGAATGGTGTTACATCTGCAATGAGTTTATAGACACTGTGTTGATTCAGAATTGTGGCAAGTGGGATAAGAGCGTTGAGGTTACTCATCGCTGTATGGAGTGTGGTTTTGAATGGAGTGAGATTGTGTGAGAGGTGGTGTTGGAGATTGTGTGGATGGTATGCGTAACATACTTCAGCAACCTGTCGATATTTTTCGCAGAATGCATATTATTGAATCTTGGATTACCAACATCAGCAAAAATAAAAGAAATATGAACCAACCAAGCAATAATTTCAACCAAAAATATCTTTTACTACTCGATAGTATGGACAAACGACGGAAACGGAGAAATCCCATGCGATATGTAATGATGAGGGCAAAACGGAGTTGTGATGGGGATTTGGTATGAATAAACAATCCAAAGAAGATTTTGCAACGGTTCTACTCGCAGGAGTAATTGCAGCAACAATTTTTGGAATCGTTGCGGTTCGTGATGATGTTGTAGGAATTCTTATGTTAATCGGATTTCTGGTATTTCTTATTGGGGTGTATTCGTTTGGTAACTGGGAGTATGAAAAGATATGAATAAAAAGAAGATAATCGTCGAGAATACAAACAACGAAATCCAACTCACTATAGGAGACAAACTCCTAATGCTTGTATTTGCAGCGATAGGAATACCACTACTATTTCTCTGCATTATCAAGCAACACTTTTAAGTTACTTTCTCTTCTTCATAGCCTTATCAATCGCCGCCATTCTTTTCTCTGCAACGGGTAATACTATATAATAAGATTTATATTCCTTCAAGTGTTGTTTAGCGATCCTAATCGCTCTCCTCTTGTTATACTCTGGTGATGCGGTCGGAGTAGCGTGTTCCATTTCAATCTTAGTGCCTATGGCGAGTTGCTTCTTGTTATACATACTTCCCATAGAGTATGCAAAACCTATAAATCTTCCCATGCCAATCACTCTATAGTATGGCAACTCCAATCATGACTGGTAATCGGCAGATGCAGGAGTATCTTCGGCAGCAGTATGAGCAAGCCCATCGCTTCCATAGCATCTTCGAGTACGAGCGTGGCCTGACAAAACGTGAGGCACATGCCGTAGCATTCCAGCAACTCCTGGCGGCAAAGCGTGCAGCAGAATCGCAACATAGAAGGTAATACAGTAGCATCTGCAAAATATGCAAAACGTTTATATTCTGCAAAAACTGTCTATACAGTAGGAGCGTGATCAGGATGGTTCAGAAAACCAAGGTGAAGGTAAAGCAGTATGTGAGAGATGTGCCGAGTAAATACCGTCACCACAAAACGCCAAGACCGAAAAAGTATTAAAAAGACTCTTCTTTTATTTTTGATCTCCATCTATTTCCAAGACCACTATACATAGATGTGTTTTTAGACGAATTACAATGTCGACATAACGCTTGTGCATTTTTAAATGTTAATGCACCACCCTTTGATAATGGTATTATACAATCTTTTTGTGCTTTCATATCTTCTGAAAATACACGCATACAAATAGCGCATCTATGATTCTGCATAATTAAAATATAATTCCATTCTACAAATGATAGTGTGTGTTCAACATTTATATTATATTTTCTAGATACACTCCTATGATCCTCTTTTGAATAATTGAATTTTCCTTTTTCTGTAATACCAAATCTTTTTTTCCTGGATTTATACCGTGGTGTTTTTTCGAGTTCTTTTTCCCTGGCTTTGTAGAATGGCGAGATCCTATATTCGCGCTTACACTTTATGCAAATTATCATGAGACCATCTTTATTTCTTTTATCTTTATGGAATTCAGATACGGATTTTGCACAATTGCACTTAGTACAGATTTTTATTCCATTTACCGCTCTTGGCATACTTACAATATTTGGATTCAAAATATATATAGTACGTCCCGACGATTTTACAGGAGTGAGAAAATTTAGAAAAAAATTTTTTTCGAGGTGAAAATTGACCGGTACGTCCCGCCACTTTTGGGTGCACGTATCGACGCGCTCTGACCATTGGTTTCTTCTTAAAAGGGGGATGGGGGTACGGCCTTAGTATTTTGATTAGAAGAAAAAAATTTTTAAATTTTTGAGGGTGCGTCCCTATTCGCACATCGGCCATAATTCCCACCGATCGCCATCTCAACAATTTTGCCATTACAGGGTATATCGGTTAAGCACGGTTTTTCCGATGGACTACCAAAGATATCCCGGTTTTAATTGGCTTTTAGATTGTGTGGTTTTTTTGGGGATAGTTATATAAACTAGTAATAACATATTAGAAAGTGCCTAACAGGTTAAGGAGATGAGAAAAATGCCGTACGCAATAACAAATGGAACGGAATGGTTAAGTGGTGTAATTACCGCCGGTAAAACACGACCGATATTAACAAAGCTCACAGAACGCCGGTACGAGTACGACGACTATAACGCTGCTGATGACGTAATTACGGGATTATATCAAAACGGGTACGGCCCGGTAGCTACCACTCTGCGTATTGTACCGGTACGAACACTCTCACTTTTTGCCCGGATTACGCCCGGACTCGTAAACAGATGTATTGTGATTGCGATATCCTGTGGGGAGCGGGAGCACCGTGGTACGGTCGCAAAGAACACAGTGGATATAGTATTCAGGTGTGATCATGTCAGTACTGGATAAAAGACAGGATATCGAACAGATTACCGATGCACTGCTATATGATGCAATGGGATCGCGGCGGTTTGTCCATGCAGTATGCAACGACCTGAACGCTTTTTCGGCCAATGTTGAGGATTACAAAGGGATCATCTATGCATGGGCTAACCGGCTATACATCGCTAATCAAATTGCGTATATTCTCACCTATTCGCATAATGATGACTGCGATATGACCATTGTGCAGCTCAACGACACGGACCACTTAAACCACGGTGGGCATCTGATGAAGGATATTGCCCGGTGGTATAGGATGTTGGAATCAATTAAGTATAATTTGTTCTCTAACGGCGGGCAGGTTATGTTATGCCGTGAGGATATGGAGCGCCTTGATACTCTAATGAGCGTACTGAGCCGGGAAATAGTCGGAATGTATCAAAAGGAAAAAGGAAAGGTGAAATAATTATGAATTGGCTAAACGCAGTGCAGGAAGTAAAGAGAGATCATCAATTTTGTATGATACACACCCCAACCGGCAACAAGGTAACAAAGAGAAAAACAAATTTCTATATCGATACATTAGAATCTATAGAAAATTTGGAGACTGAAGGATCTTCGGATAAAGCAATTTGCAAAATATTACCAACCGCAAAAAAGGTACTGAAAACCGATTGTGTGTTAATGGATGCTGTAACCGCAAATATGCTATGCTGTATCTACGATGCACTATCACCGGATAACCAAAAGAAATTCGCAGGATTTAAAATCGATTTTGCAGTAAAAACGGGATGGAAATTATACGAAAAATGCAAGGTGTGATCATGACTGAAGTATTGCAATACATCAGGAAAAACCGGGGCAGGTTGCCAAAGATGTTTCTGCCCTTCTCTCTGTTAAGAACATCACAGAGATCAGGATAGTAAAGAGAGAAAAAGAAATATTCGTTTATTCGGGGAGTGAGTAAGATGTCACAATTTATCTTGAAAATCAAGTTAGGCAATGAAGCAATGCTAACAGGTTATGACATTGCAGGCGCATTAAGAGAGATTGCCGATAAGGTAAATGATAATGAAGATATGAGAGAATTTTCAGGAGAAAAAAGGATACTGGATATTAACGGTAATAGCGTTGGTACGTGGTCAGTAAAGTAAATCTACCCTCATAAACCTTTTAGGGTTTTTGCGTTCAATCGCATTGAGGGTATACCTGCGCAGGCAGGGATTAGAGGAGATGTAAAGACAATGTTGGAAGTGTTTGTAATCTATCAGCATAGAAATATGCAGAAATTTGTATTCGGATATACAAAGGATGAAAAAATCGCAGTATCCGAATTAATGCGATTGACGAATGAATCAAGCGAAAACCATTTTTCGATGGAATATAATTTCATCCCGTTTAATGGTGTATTGCTAAAGGATAATTCACACAAATAAGGAGATGTAAAGTAATGCAAGCAAAAACCAGATATTCGGTAAATGTGATGGATCTCACAAAAGACGATGTCTTAAGCACCTTTATGATCGCGCCGGTGATTCAATCACGAATAATTGTAGATGTTGAAAAAGGGCGCATTGATGGTAAAGCAGTGGTGCTTGATTGTCCTGAAGAGCAAGCATTAGCGATAATTGAGATCATCCATCAGAAGTATGGGAAAAATGAATTCAGATGCTATAAGGGCACAAAGAGGATTTAACCATGCCAAAAACAATTAAAATTTCAATCATCCAAGATGAGATCAATCGACTACTATCACTGGATAACATCGACGAACAAACCAAAATTACCCTTTGTAATTTCATCGAAAAAATCCTTATGGATACCAAAAACTATAAGGGTTTTAATCACATCGACTGGTCAAACGGAGGTTTCGATCAATGGGAAAAAGACGGCGAACCGGGGTTTCCTGAAAAATCAAAATATCTCGGAAGGGAATATTCAAGGGTATATTACAAAAGTGAGAAGTTGATTTAACCATGTCACAAATTACCACTCACAGAAAATCCCTTTTTGATATCTCATTACGGGATATCCAATTAGACAAACATATGATAGTGATACGAGAAATAGAACCGGCGTATAATGATTCGTTCGCATATTACCTTTGTACAATTAGGGAAATTCATAATCCAGAAAGTAAAGACCCTGTAGTATGTGTCTGGATTAAGGCTATGTCTTTTGACGATAAAAGATGGTATAAATCATCATCCACATTAGCATGGTTTAGAGCATCAAAAATATTGAGGATTGATAATAATCTTCAATATGAATTATTACCGGAGCCCTGATCATTATGCAAAAACAGAAAGGTGAATAACAATGATGAAAATGGAGCGACCAATATCATACAAAGCAGCGGTATCCGAAAAACGATCACTAATGAGATGTGGTATAAAATGTCACGTAATTGAATCAAAAATATTTAATTTGGATTACTTATACAATCGTAATGAACCTCAATGGATATCCACCTACATGGTACAATTATTATAATCCCATTTTTACATCGGTAATAGCGTTCAATCGCAAAATGGGAATACCCTGTAATGGGGTTAAGGGAGATGTCAGACTATGAGAAACACAAAAAAACTGGATGCTCTATTAATCGAAAAATCGGTTAATATGGCACGCCGAAAAGGAGACGAATATAACGGTTTCCTTTTTGCACAAATGAATACAGCGCGTTTAACCGATGCTGAAAGAAGATCCTGCAATGTGTATCTATTCGGTGCAATGTGGGATAGGATGACCATTGAAGATTTGAAGGCATTACCATGATGCAAATATCATCAACCCGAAAAAACATTGCTATGGTTGTGTTTACCATTGGTGATACAATCCATTTTACACCACTGGACAAATACAACCCTAATGTAATGGATGCAAAAGCACCGGTGTTCGATGGAACTTTTGATGACTGCGTGACATTCATTTCAGAGGTTTTATAATGGATGCCTATTTCACAACTTGTAAAGATGCTGGTCGCACTGCATACCTGTTAGGGCCATTCACCACAGAAAAAGCATGTAAAGTATTTGCAGAATTCCCGGAGGATAACCCAGAATCCAGGCACACTGAAATATATGATGCATGTTGTGAGATTGATCGCAAGGCGCACTTTTTCGCATATGGTATGTGTCGAGTAAGGGATTTTAAACCGGGTGAAATAACCGGGATTTTGAATAGAGTTGATAAAGAGAAATGGGATAAGGTGTTAGGATGACGTTCGATAAAGTAATACCATATCGTTGCTCAACTGGGTGCAAGCCCTTTATGCTAGCAACAAACATCAATGCACCAATTTGTCCAACGTGTAAAGATCCGATGACACGATCAAAAGAGCATTTTGCACAAAAGAGGAGATATTACCATGTTGATTAATTACGCTATCCGAGATATCAATACGGGAAAATATTACCGTCATCCAAAAACCGATGTAACCGGCGAACGACTAGAGTTGGTATCTGGTATAAACCGGGCTATGACATGGGTACAATCAGATGATGGAGAACCACGTACAGCCCGCTATGTAATCTGTCATCATAACCTAATCGGTTGTGAAATTGTAGCATGTTATGAACATGAAAATCTTAAGAAAGGGAGATTGTATAACCGGGAAGTTAAGGGAGTTGTATCATGACCACAATTCCTGAAAAAGAATGGAAAAAGATACAAACTCTATCTGATACTATCAAACGTAAAGTATGGGAGATTGAGAACGATATAGAAAATCTGGATAACCTCTTACACGCTTTACATGGAGAAGGTATTAGAAACCGAAAATATACCACGAGTGGTTATCCGCAGGTATTTCAAAATGGGGAATGGGTTGATCGGTGATGGGATCATGATAGAATTCGCAGATAACAAAACAGGTAAAACCATTATGGTATCCCATGCAGAATCCTTCAAGTACGGCTCTGAAAATCAAAGACGTTTTGCGGATAAGATATCTGCAAAATATATCCTGATAACAGGAGACAATAGAGGGCGATTGCCACTATGGACAAAGCGTATCTTGAAGGAGAATAATCTTTGGTATAGAAAGATAGGGCGCACCACGTATAAGAGTAATACTTTTGCGTTGTATGACGAGAGGATGAAACCATGAATCAAGTATTCAAAGATATTGATGCTATCCTTACTGAATACAAAGTAAAAGGATTCAAAGTAACTGATGGTGAAATGATCGCTATAAGGAAAAACCATCTTTGGTATTATTTCAGATGGAATTGCAAAGAAAATGGATTAATGCTATCGGGTGAAACTGATCGTTATGAAAGGAGATGGTAAAACAATGACCCCAGAAGAAATTGCAAAAAACAAAAGATTGCAAGATACGCAATGGAACAAACAACCAATACCGGATAAATTCGATATGCAGGGGATAATCAAATACCTGCACGAATACTCAGGGAGAATCCCCAACGAGAACGAATGTTTACGATTCAATATGTTTCTTGAATCATTCCAGGGGAAACCATCAGAGCGGGAATGCTCTGATTTCTTACAGGTATTGGGGATGGTTAAGAAATGACCCCCTCCAAAAAATCCCTACTCAACCTCTTCAAAGCAAACACCGGCAAAACACAACTCAGAGTGCCACAGATTGATGAGCGGAGGATAGTATTGCAAGGGTGGCAGAATAGCAAGGTAAAGAATTATAGGAAGTGGTGATGATGAAAATTACAAAAGATGGATACTTTAAAAAAGGCGCATTTAAACTGGGTGTAAACCCAACAATGATCGGACAGAAGATCATACACGTTGATCGGTGTGAAACTCCATACGGTTATGATGGATCTTATTGCACGATTGCTGGAATAGGAATTCCACAAAATCCAAAATATGAATATGTGATCTTGAGAGAAATTTGTAAGGATAGATCACTCGTGATTGAATGGAATCCCCGCATATTCCCGGGCGAATTATCCAGATTAGAACCGTGGTGGAATGATGGCAAATGGGTTTTGCTAGAGAGTATAGTATGACCCTCTCCCACTTTGCAAAATCCTATCTCCATCTCCAGGGTGTCGAACTCCTAAAACCGCGAGAGAGAAGCAAACCCGTTGGGGATAGACAGGGTGAGACTATGATTAAGGTTGATCAATGTGAAAGGGGAGATTTATCATGAATATTGAAATTGGTTGCATTGACAAATACGATGCTATGGAAAAATTCGGAAATGACGAGATTGACATTCTATTCCGCACATGGAACGAACAAAGAAATCGGATGACCGGGTGGAGATCATTCCAAAAAGTATGCAAAACTATTGCCAGTCCAGTATGGCCGTGGGAATATCCATGTTCACAAGTTGAATGGAAATATGTGAGGGTATCATGACCGATTTATCAGATGTCGAAATACACTTGTATGTAGAGTGTGTTAAGATGAACTACTCAAAAGAACAATCCGAGAACTTCTTTAAGAGTGTGGATGAGACGATTAACTTCGAATTTCTTAACATCTTACGAGAACAGTATGGGAAGGAGAGGTTATGAAACCAGAAACCAATGAACTGATACGAAACTGGTTTTATCAGTCATGTCTTAACCATCAGACATTTAAAAATCTAAATTATCAAAACCAGTATAACGTAAGAAATCTCCTTGCTGGATTTCTTCAGGCGTGTGAAACATTCAAACACATTACTCGCGATGAAGGCACAAAGTTATTTGAAGAGTTGACATCATGATACCCAAAACAATCCAGGATGCAAATACACTCTACAACCCCAAAGTCCTCTATGATGTTTCAGATGAGTATGACACACTCCTGCAAAACGGAATGGGGTTCAATAGAGGTGAATCTAACATCGTTGCTATTGAGTCTGATACAGCAAAGCGCAACAAGAAATTACAATCCCTGCGAGAGAAGAATCCCTTGCAGGAATACCGTGTGCAAGGAGATTATATAGACGCGATATGTTACTATCCCATGCACGGCTCGGATGCAGATGTGCTTCAGGATGATAAGCAGGATTATGAATGGTCAGGGGAACAGATGGGTGTTTTGACGATGCCCTTTGATGGGAGGAAATGAAGTATGCAAAAAACCCTCTTCGATTGCGCACGACGCCCGGCATTCAAAATCTGCGATAGGTATGACATAGATGGCGAGTGGCATCATAAGCAAGGCATCGATCCATGTATCGTTGTTGGCTACACCGATACAGGAATGGTTTTCAAGTCGGAGGGGGTGGTCGATGCCTAACACTGTCTAACAACGCTATTGTATATCTCCTCAAATACCAGCACTGCACTACAAAGTGCAGCAATGCCACACGATGTAGCAATACAATACCCAATAATTTTCATCGCCGTATAAATCCTCACAATGAAAGGGGAGTACAGGGGAATGAGAATGAATCTTAAACAAGCCAATAAAATCTCTAAAAGATTATCATCACAGTATGGGATTATCAATCCTCCCGTGGTGCAATCTTTACCATATTCCAGGATGGGAAAGAAAGTAATACTTGGGTATTACGATAACCTTGCAAATCAGATAGAGATAAACAAGTATGCTTTGGAATTGTGGAACGCCCAACAAATCACCGATACCATAAAGCACGAGTTGATGCACGCCAGATGTTATCAGGACTTCGGGCATGGTGGACACGGAAAGCAATTTGGGTTACTATGTGATTTGTATGAATTAACCAATGATATTAAAAGAGCAATCAAGCGACCACACGTATACCACATTAACAAAAAAGCACTACTGGAAATGCGAAGGGTGATTTGAGTTATGCAGGTAATTTGGGATAGAAGGGGATATCCCGCGTGCTGTGAAAGTGAGGGGGTAAAAGTGGTGGTGGCGAAGGAACGATATATACGTCCAAACCCCGCTACATTTTATGACGTTTGTGCAAAACGGACACACTTCCCAGTCAAAAACGGATGCCCGTTTGAATTAGGCAATATCATACGATGTCTCGATTATCACGTCGATTGTATCACGTGCATTAAGATGTATGCGTATTGCCGTAATCTTACTGGAGTTGGTCGGATATGAAAGTTATTGTTGGTTGTGAAGAAAGCCAGGTTATCTGCAAGGCATTCAGAGCAAAGGGACATGAAGCATACTCGTGTGATATTATACCTTGTAATGGTGGACACCCCGAATGGCATATTCAGGATGATGTTTTAAATCATCTTGGAGATGGTTGGGACTTGGGAATCTTCCATCCGATGTGTACGCACCTTGCTGTATCAGGAGCGAGATGGTTTAAAGAGAAAGAGATTGTGCAAAACGAAGCGATCGTATTTTTCTTTGAGTGTGTCAATGCACCCATACCGAAAATCTGTATCGAAAACCCCATCGGAATAATGAGCACCCTGTACCGTAAACCCGATCAGTATATTCAACCCTATGAGTATGGACACCCCGAAACAAAGAAAACCTGTCTATGGCTTAAAGGATTGCCAAAACTTGTAGAGACAAACAACGTTCGTGATGGAATGTTGTTGTTACCAAAGAAACAACAGAATCGAATACACTATATGTCTCCATCTGATAACCGGTCATCTGAAAGATCAAAGACCTACACGGGATGGGCAGAAGCAATGGCAACCCAATGGAATTTCAAGGAGTAACTTTATGCAAAACCCAACACCGGCGCAAGCCCTACTCTATATCAAGTCCCGCTACCCACATCATCGCTTGATATGGAATGACTACCTGAAAGCGCCGAAGGTAATGAAGGTTGAGAAGATATAAATAATAGTAGTAATATAGTAGATAATGCGAAACGGAGCACAATGGAATGACAGACTTAAAAAAAGCAACCAAAGAAGAATTGCAAGCGGGGATGGACAGACGAACTACATTAGCAACCCAAATGGACATTGCAGATAAGATAGCAGATATTGCAGGACATGGAATTTCTGGCAACATCGTATCTATATGGAAAGGTGCGTTGTTATACAAGTCGATTGATAAAAACAACCCCGATATGACACGCTATGTAACATACCTTGTCCGAACAAATATAAAGAAAATCGAGGATGACTAGTCATGCAACCACAATGCACACCCCCGGTAACCGTCCTGCACCTCCCGCTCCATTGCGGGGCAAGAGGATATGGATGTAAGGTAAGTGGGAATGAACTCATAGTGACACACAACCCACTGACGGTGAAAGCCTTTGAGGATGTAAAGCCACGAGTGACTACGATGGTAAGAAGTCGTTGGAATGATTTGGTGGTTTGGAAGGAGTGAGATGGAATGACATACTTTGCAGTGATAACAAAAACTCCAACATCGGATGATGGAAATCGTGCGTGCTCTACAGTGTATATCAACCCGCACGGAGAAGAGCACGTTGTTGGATCTCGCATAATAATATCCCCAAATAAATTCGAGGATGATCTGTTTGCAAAAGCAATCACTTCAGTGTGTATGAATACAATTGATCTATCAGAAGAGCAGGTTCTTTTCTGTATGGTTCCGGTATTCAAACTCGGAGAAATTCTTGTTATGGATTGTAATAGTGATAGAACAATTCCAGATGGAAGAAAACCTTCAAAATGGGATGTTGAATATGAAACCTTCAATGATATTGAGAGTGCTGTTAAAAGAGCAATCGAGGTGGTGGAATGAACATCGCAGAACTAATAGCAATCCCTGGAAGATTACACTCCCGATTGCCCGTGTACATCAGAGAATGGGATAGCGAGTCTGACTGTGAGGATTTAATACCAGAATATATCAGTACACAATATATTACGGTGGTTGATGAAGACGAAGAAGAGGATACGGAAATAAAAGCACTTGTGCTTGGAGAGATGGAATGAACAAATTAACATTTACCCCCCTCATTAAAAAGCGACGTGCAAAGTATATTGTTAAAGATGATGGGCAAATTATGGAAAAGTCTGGATCAACCCCTTACTACTACTATATCTGCTCAAATAGAAAATGCACGTGGGAATATCGATGGGTAAGTAGAGACCCTGAATTAAAATGTCATTGCTGCGGGAAACCAATGATACTGGTTGCTAACCCGCAAGCGTTTGAATTGAAGGTGATAGATGGATGATAATTAATACAGGATCAAAAGCGTTTTGGCTTGGGGCATTATTCTTTGTCCTGATTTGTGATAGTGTTATTAAAATAATTGCAGGTCTTACTCACATGCCGAAACCCACGCATTACAGATTTTCAAATCCATTAGATGGACTTTTAATACTGGTGATATCTCTCGGATGGTGGTTTGGATCATGACCCTCGAAACGGATAACCTGGAAAAAGAACTCGAAGAGAACCGCCTTGAAATTCAAGGTTTGGAAGCGAGGAATGCCGAAATCACAAAGCAGTTGATTAAGGCGTTTCATGGTATCGAAGTTGGGGATATTGTATTGCACAAAGGCAATGAATATCAAGTCAAAAGGATTGAAATACTACGACCCTGGAGCGTGTATGAACAAACACATAAGCCGTGGGTATATGGTTATGCAAAAAAGAAAGATAACACATGGGGATGTTTAAGGGCGCGTTGTTTGTATACCGAGTGGGTGAAGGCATGACTATTATATTACCCACTGCTACAGGAGGATTAAAGTACACGAGCCAACTCGCCAAATTTGCACTCGGTCTTATCGAATTGTCTGATGAAATCGGATTCCGTATGTCAGCCCGTGGTTGGGCATATACATTAGAAGGATTGCGTCTTATCAACAAAGACCAATTCAATCGTGTTGAATCCCTTATCAATACCTGTAGAGAACGCGGGTACTTACCCATTGACTTTACAGCAGAGGAAGAGGGACGTAAATTTGCAGGCATTGAAACGCCCACAAAAGAAACAGTACCGACATTTCTAAATAAATATGTTAATTATGTTGCGCACTGCGAACGCTCGTTTGTCCCGGAATGGTGGGATGGAGAGAAATATTATATTCAAATGCTCGTTGAAAAAATCGATCTGAAAACATTATTTGAACCAGTTTGTGAAAATTATAAAATACCAATCGCCACTTCAAAAGGCTGGTCATCTATGCTTCAACGCGCCGAGTATGCCAAAAGATTTAAAGCAGCAGAAGAAGTCGGACTTGAATGTATCTTACTATACTGTGGTGATTTAGATGCAGATGGTTTACGAATTTCCAAATTTCTATTTGACAACTTGGATCAAATTAAAAATATCGAATGGGCAGATGGAACCACTGGGTATGATCCTACCAATCTTACGATAAATCGATTTGGTCTCAATTATGATTTCGTAACCCGTCATGGATTAACATGGATTGATAATCTCATCACGGGTTCTGGAAAAAATCTGGCGAGCCCAAAACACAAGAATTTCAAGATGCCCTATGTGCAAGAATACCTAAAAACAATTGGAGAACGCAAATGTGAAGCAAACGCCATTGTTAAAGATCCACCACTAGGACGAGCATTGTGTCGAGCAGCCATTGAAAGTTACTTAGGAAAAAATGCTGTCGGTAGATTTAAAGCACGGCGAGAAAAAATAAACGATGGATTTGACACACTGCGGTGTTGCCTATCAATTGATGTTCTCAACGAAGGAGATCAACTAACATTAGATAGGTGTATAGATATGTTCTCACACAAGTTGGAGATGATGAACGAATGACACTCCCACAATGGATGATCGAACTTATCGACAAAACACAAAGCAATACCTTTGATGTTATGGTTGAGCAGATGAAGATAAACCCCGATGCTATGGAAGCGTTGTATAGTAACTCGGAGTTGCGGCAATGACACTCTCCCACTCCGACATCGAAGCATTCAAAACCCTTCCCGCACCCCCAGACTTAACAGACGATAATTTCTATCGCTTTAAACTCCAGCGCTATAGAAGCAAGTGTTTCCTGGATGCGGTGAAGAAAGACTTGCTCATTGAAGGGCATCCCAAGGCAGACTTGCTGTTGAGTATTGCATGGAGCAATGGGCATGCAGGGGGATACCATGAAGTGTACCGGGAAGCGATGGAGTTGGTGGAGTTGCTTCGATGAAATACAAAGTGTGTTATTCGGAATTTTCCACGCACGAAATAGAGATCAATGCCAAGAGTGCCGAAGAAGCAGAGCGTATGGTATTGGATGGTGATGGTGTTGATTATACCACATCGCATGAACGGGATGCCGAACTAGTAAGTGTGAATAGCGTGGAGGTGATTGGGGAATGTTAAACGATTTTGATGGATTTGTATTACCGTGCTTATGTATGCACTCGGCCGGATTTGACGAAAAAAAGAAAAACGTTGTGAATGGATATGATTTATTTAATATACGAGAACTCAATGGTGTTGTCATTATTCCATTCAATCGTGTTGCTGATATCAAAGCCAATGCGAAAGATTATCCGAACTCTTGGATATCAGTACTTAACGCTGATGTGTTCTATGACGACATACCATTTTTCGTGAGGGATCATTGAGGAATGATTGGGAGATGAGTGAATCGTGATTGATATTACCAAAATCAAATATCCACACCTTGAACGGATTTACAATCTGAAGCCAAACCCGGAGATCCTACTCGGACAGGAAATTTTTTGGACTGAAAAACGGGACGGCTCAAACATCGGGGCATACCTCACAGAAGATGGGGTACAGTTACGGAGTCGCAATCAGGACAAAGCATCAGAGGATTTCTATAAAGCGTTCAATGCTTCAGAACAAGCAGTGGGAATCCTTGAACTGTTACGGGATGCCTCTAATTGGGGTAACGAATACGTTATTTTTGGCGAAATGCTCACAATGGGCAAAAGTCCAACCCGGATAGAAACCCATGAGAAAAACGAGTTTATTGTATTCGACATCTGGGATTCAAAGCATCAGGGATTCATGAACTATAACGCAACGTTCCAGCATTGTCACCACTTCGGACTTCCGATAGTTGAACTCTATGGAACATCCAATGTATGCACCGTTGAGGCGCTGTATGCCTTTAAGGATCAGATGCTCGAAAAGGCAAAGGAATGTGGGAGAGAGGGCGCTGTTGGGAAAGCGTGGGGAGAGACAGCGTTTAATCGTGGTGAGAATGCAGGATGCTCTCGTAATATCACCTACTTCAAAGAGAAGAACGATCTACCTGCGCTTGAGAAAGTGCCACGATCAGAACAACCTGGATATGTCATTCTCCCGGAACTTCCAGATTCTGAAATATATGGAGCCACAGAAAAGGTTCGCACCGATATTGGGGATGAGAAATTCCGTGATATCAGGATCGCCATGCCTTTGATCGCCCGTTACGTTGGTGAGGAATGTAAGAAACACAATTCAACTGGGCCAAAGAACTTGTATCAATACTATCAACAGCGTTTGAAGGATATTTCATGACAGAACCATTAACTGTTAAGGATTTGAATTGTGGGAATTGCATCGTGCCGCACAAAGTTGTAAATGGATTAAGCAGGCATCCTAAATTTTATTGCAATGATGTGGAGTTACCCATTTCAACATATCAAGTGGTATGTGAACGCGGTTGCTGTACAAACCCCCTCGCCCTGCAAGTATTGGCACAGGGTGTTGTGAAAGAACTGGAACAGAAAGCAACACACTACCACAATGAGAGTGAAGGATATGCAGAATCATTAAACAAGCCCCTTGAAGAAAGGTTGTGGGGGGAATGGCTGGGAATAACAGAAGCAATCAAACTCCTGCAAGGTGATACCAAATGAGTTACACCGGCGTAAACAAAAAGTGGTTGGAAGATCACGACAAAGCCATCCGCAATGCCGCACTGGATAAAGCGATAGAAGAAATCACATCTCAATTGAACGACATGGATCGGAATTGGAAAGGCATGAATAAGTCCATTGGGATTATTAAATCGTTGCGGAGTGGGGTTATGGCTGAAGAGCACCAATTGAAATATATCATTACAGAAGAACTTATGAATGATATTAAATTTTGTTTATGTGTTGGTTGTGATGGTACATTACCCAACGAACGTGAATTGCTCAACGCTATTGTTAAGTACGCACAACCACTCTCCAACGAACTCAGAAAAGAGCGAGTAAAAGTAATGGATACATTTGGAATCCTACACGGTGAAGATGCAATTCGTTTTAATAAGTATCTCAACTCCCATGAACCTTTGAACCAGCGAGCGCAGGAGATTGTCAGGCAAGCAAGGGATTTGGTTGCTGAAGATAAGAACCGTGAAACCACACACATATTGAACGATGCATTCTTTTCGATGGATATCTTCTTTGGGGATATTCCTATGGACGAACACATTATAAAGTGGGCTGTATCAAAACAGGATTCGTTTGTTACAGCAGCAATGGCGTGTTATTTAGAATCAAGGAAACTTCGAGGTACATTATGATCCCCTGCTCCACATGCAGCATCAAAGACACCTGCAAGCGCAAACTCTCCCACCCCAATGTCTGCACCCACAAACCCGTCTTACTCCCAAGAAGCATTGTCAGACCTCCAGTGTGGCATAGACCCAACAATGTTATCGAAGGCCCGAACTACATTACAAGAATGATGCGACAAGAGAGAGTATTACGAGCGGGTATTACGGAGGGGAGCAGGGATGAATACTAACGAAACGCCCCCCATCTGTAAAATCTGTGGTAAGCCGATCCACAAACACATCATTCAAGAAGGTGCACGATTTCATGTTACATCATACAAGCTCGTCGTTCGGGATAGTGCTGAACACGCTATTGTAAGATGTAGTGATCCGTTATGCGAACACAATCATGGTGATGGGGTTGGGGGGTGTGGTGATGATTAACCTTGACGACATCACATCTCCAGATTATTTCCAGATGCGAGAATGTAAAAAAGAAAGATATCGCAACAATATGCTTTCACAATGTCAATTTGTTTGTCATCACAATGAAGAGTGTCTCAAGCGTGTAGGAATTGATGCAGAGATTTGGAAAGAAGAATATATGTTTAAGGTGTTTAATGGATGAGTATTAACATGCTATCACGAAGCCAAAACCAGAACCCATTGTGTTGCAGGAAAATATTCCGAAACTGTGATGGTTGCTTAACATGCAACTCGGAAAATTATGAGTATGTACGAACAAAATGTATTGATGGATATGGACATTGCAAATGCCGTGTGAATAGATGGACAGGAAAAACGGATATTGATGGCATTCCCAAGGGTGATGAGTAATGCCAGCACTCCCAAGAGCACAGAAAGCACGAGAGTATCTGGATCAACTTATCCCAACTCGCACGAGCGGTTCGGTGCTATTAACGGAAAACATCGCCTCGTCGCTTAGTACTAGATTTCGCTCGGTGCATAGCAAAACCGTTGGACTTGCTATGCGAGAGAGAGACGATGTGGAATTGATAAGCAATGGAAGATGGAGGGTGAAGTAACTCTTTACCCCACATGTTTTTAAATCCACAAAACAATTACTATCCATACCCTCAATGATACACCTTCGCAGTTTCATCTCCTTCTGCGAAGATGTGGAGAACGAAGCATGTAAGACATGCCCAGCACTGGAGTGTGCACCAAGAACAACAAGAGCGCCTGTCAAACCAGCAACCACAATTCAGAGTGGGCATCTCTATCCCATAGTAAGTCTCTTCATGATGCACCGGGAATCTCCTTACCAGCATTTGGGATTCCTGGTGCTGACTCTTTTTTAGGACTCTTTTTAGAGGGTGGGTTTGGATAGGGGATACCCTTAAATAAGGGGAACCCCTATGTATATGTATGACAACAAAGCGATATAAAGTTCATTTCAGTGAACAGGATGTTTTTGTGGATGCAACCGAAGAAGCAGAAGCGATGTTCCTTGCGCAGTCAGATGTTGAATGCAATTCAATAGATGAGTGTGACACATAATGACAGGAAAACCACAAATTGTTGTAATGCCTTCTACGGATAATGCAATTACCGTAAATGGAATGTCTGAAGGAAATGAATGATTACTACCCACACTTGGGATAAGGACATTTAGCCACTCCTTCGAGATTGTAGTTGTTGATCTCGCAGGGGATTTGGTTCATACAATTGTTGTAAGACAGAATGGAGAAGTTGAGGTGGATAAGTAATGACAGAAAACGACAAAATATTTTGGGTTGGGGTTATGGATCATAAACACGCAATCGGATATCTCGCCTTTGAGATTATCCCCAACAAATTCTTAATTTATTATGGTGGGCACAAATTCTCACCTGGGCACGGAGAACATTTTATTCGAGTATCAGAGAATTGCTACGACAAAATTGTAGATAAATCAAAGAGGGTTGTATAATGCCCTCCGCTAAATACTCAATCTCCAAACCCTCTGCTATCATCGCCCTGAAGTATGGCAAGAATGTCAGCCGGGGGATACTGGAAATGCAGAAGAAGATTGTGGAGCAGGAGGAAGAAATCTCAACAATGGGTGCATGGATTGCTGGCTTTCTCCAAAAGATTTGCGAAAAATAATAAAGGAGTGTGTGAAATGAACGAACTTGAATATTTAATGCATGTGGCTGATATGTTTAATTCTCAAATTATCATTCATGTAAGGAATTTTTTTGATGATCCGAATGCGATATTTTACGCACAAATTGAACACGTTGAGGTATCAGACACCCCCGGCTTCCTTACAAGTAAATGTGGTAATGGGGCAACCGCAGATGTCGCACTTCATGATTACCACGATTGGATACGAGGCAAAGTCCTTGTCAAACATGCTGGATGTTCTAATGAGATTCGGCGGAGGGTATAGGAATGTGTGGAATGACTGACAAACCCTACATATCAGAAGAGAATATTATCGATCTCCGTGGTATTGCAGCGAGTATGCATAGGATAGGTGTAATTAAAAATAACACCATTGATGATTGTATATCCGAATTGATTACGTATTGGATGCGTGATGATGTATGACTGATATCCCGCATCGCATGATCATAATGTCCGAAGATGATTTTGATATGATTGTCAAAAATACCTTTGGTAATACATTTATACAGGAGTTAATCGAGCGTGTCCGTTCTAGCCACCGCACCACCCCCGCACCATCCCCAAGCACCCCCAACAAGATGAACTTCAATGGTGGGAAATGCACCTGTGATGAATTTTTTAATTGCCATGATTGTAGAGACTTGCTTCGGTGTAATAAAGAGCATGATGCCGAGGTGAGGGAGAAAGTGCTGGGTGATCTGATTATACATTTCAAAGGATTTGAAAATCAAAGAACATTCCAATATAGTGCGGCAGACATAATCCAGTATTTGGAAGTATTCCAGAGAATGGAATCCCTCCGCACCAACAAGGAGGAGCAATGACCGATAACCCACAACACCCAGATCCCTGCCAGATCTGTCGATACAGGACTCAAGCATGTGCTTACATAATGGATGGTAATAAGAAAGAAGATGCCTGTTTAGATAAGATGCGATGGTTGAGAAGAACCACACCGGCACCCCAACCACCACAGTTCACCATCGATGCCGTATTGCGAGCAGAGGTGATAGAGACCCTCCGTAAGGCAGGATGTCCATGTCTGGCGGAACAAGTGCGAGATGAGACCACGCCAAATTATCATTGGTGTTCGGGGGTAAGTAATACCCCGAAGCAGGCAGAAACCATGACCGATCAGCAGAAATACCTCATCGATGATGCAATGCTTCTCCAGTGGAGAGCGGGGTGCATTCGAGCAGCCCCAATCAATCCCGATTGTGACGGCTGTGAATTTGACAACGAAACACGTGGTGGTTGTGATTTCGACGATGACGAAATGCAGAAAATATTCCAGTCCCGCCCATACAACGGTGTCACACTCTATACTGCGGGCATGGTGGCCCATCGGGTTGCACACGCAAAAAAGGAGGTGCTGAATGAAGTAATCAAAATTGTAATGGCATATGAACGGAAGCCCAAATATGATTATGAAGCAACACTTTGTAGTGTGATTGTGGAGAGTTTAGAATCCCTACGGGGTGCACCATGAGCGAAGCCCTCTCAACCCTTTTTGAAGGGCATGAAATCAGAGTATTGGAACAGGACAATGATCTATGAAGATGAGAAGGGTGAATATTTTGTTGAGAGAGGAAGTAAAAGATGACAATGCCAGAATATGATGAAGAGTGTGATTGTGATCTCTGCAAGCAGTTGCGAGAACGCGGGATACCAACCAAACTGAAAGCGAAAGGATATGCAAGTGTAAGAAGTCAGATATCAACAAAGGATCAAATGGGTGCTCTTTTTAAGAAAATTGAGAATCTGATTTATGCGGCAGAGGTGGCGTGTCATTCGATTAGTGACAATGAATATCATTGTGCACTTGGGAGAGAATGTCCGTTCAAAAATATTGGGAATCTATATTTCAGTTGCAGGGTAAATAGTATGCGATCTGTAATGGGCGAACGCCCGGAGCAGCACGACATCCCGCACGTGGAGTTGAAGGAATGACAGACAAAGAACGATTTGGGATGATGGGTTGTCTTATTATGACAGACGAAACGGATTATAATATCACATGGTATTGTGGGTGGACGGAATGACACACGAACGCAAAGATAGTAACACCGCTGGTGTAAAATGAAAATCCTAATCGTTGATGCAGACAGCACAATTCCAAATCGTGCTTGCTGTCAATTGAATGCCTACTGGAAAACAAAGGAGTGTGACATAACATTCCTTCGATTGGGAATATCGGTATATGGAAAATCAAAACACCACACCATCGATTGTAATGGATATGTTCGATCATTCATTAGTTCCATATTTGATACAACTCCACAACACATCGAAATACTAACAGGAGATTGTATTGTTGATTGCGGCGGTACTGGTTACGACATTAAAAAGAAACTCCCTCCAGAAATTGCAGCGTGTAAACCAGACTATTCAATCTATCCAGACAACGACACAACATATGATTTCATATCGAGGGGGTGCTTCCGTAATTGTGATTTCTGTATAGTCCCACAGAAAGAAGGTGGTATGCACCAAGAGGTTCAGAGTGTAACCGAATTAATACAACACAAGAAAATCAAATTCCTTGACAACAACTTCCTTGGACTTATCAATCATAAGATGTTTCTCAAAGAACTCGTAGCATTACAGATCCCATGCCAGTTTAATCAGGGTTTGGATATCAGACTTATAGATGATGAAACCGCCAGACTATTACAGCAACTCAATTACATTGGGGAATACATCTTTGCCTTTGATCATATCGAAGATAAAAAAATCATAGAAGAAAAACTAGCAATTGTAAAAAAGTATATCACAACACCGTGGAAGATAAAATTCTTTATTTATTGCCACCCAAAGATGGATATCGAATCGGATGTCCTCGCTCGGATAGAATGGTGTAAAGAAAATAAAGTTCTCCCATACTTCATGCGGGATTTGTCATGTTGGCAATCCGAGAATGCCAGAACCTACAATGACTTTTCCGCGTGGTGTAACCAACCCGGAATATTCAAGCACCACTCGTATAGAGAGTTTTGTTTGAAACGTCGTCCACAACCGAATAGGGTGGATGTATTCCCAGAATGGTTAAATGGGCAAATCACCCCGCATCCAACTCAACCTATATTAACTATTAGTAACATATTACTTGTTAGAAACAAAGTGGTGATTTTGAAATGAGATTTGAAGAGTACTTAGATAATTCAAAATTGGGAACTATCCTGCGTGTGGAAAATGATCGCGGGGAATGCATCAATCTGTGCGAAGCAGATATCCGGGAGTTATCAGAATGGCTTGTAGAACATCGCAGCGAAATGATTGTTGATGTAAGGATAAAGCAGCGCGAGAGGGTGAATACTATGAGGGAAAGGTTGGATGGGGTGGGTGCATGACTTGCGACTGTGATGCGACTCCCTTTACCCTCATCGGCCTTACATTCTGTATCCTTGCTGTCTTAACCGGCATAGTTGTTATCAAGTTTATATCCGTGTTCGATACTTACCGGCGGGATAGGGATGAGCAATCATGACTTATGAGCAAGGCAAACTCCTCGCGTGCTGGCGCAAGAAGTCTATCGATGTCACTGCGAAGTTGGTTCTCTATGCGGCGTGTGTGATAGATACTCTCGCTGTGGGAATTATAACATTTCTTGCGTCAGTATGGACATATGAGAATTTTTATTCGCCCACAGTTAGTTTGTTCACTGGCATTGTATCGCTTGTCTCACTCATCATCGCATTCGTGCCGTGGTATGTCTGGCTTGGCGTTGGGGTTATAGTGGCGATACTTGTTTATTCGTATGCGTGGTGTGTAGCGAGGGAGTTTACGGATGAGGATTGGGCGTGTGAAAATACTTTTGTAAGCGTTAGTGTAATAGGTATATCCGGTGGAATTGTATCAATCGTGCTTGCATATGCAACTTCGGTGTTTATAATTATTTATCTTGGGGGTCAGGCAGATGGGTTGCTTGTTGGAACAATTGGCCTGTGGTTTATTTATGTTTTCATATTATTAGGTATCGGTATGTCTCTTGTGGGATGCAAATGGATTTGGGTTTCAGATGTGTATCTCCACTACCGCAAAAGAATCAAGGGTGAGAAGAAATGACTCCATCATGGCAAGTAGATCCAACAACCATCTTCTTCGAGGAACTCCAGCGCAGGATGAAGTCCGGCGAAGTAGTGCAATGCAATGAATGCAAGTCCTACATGGTGTGGGAGAAAATACCCAGTGATGATATCATCACACAAGGAAATGGTGTGCTATCCTTCTGGGGTGCACCCTGCGAGGAAATCATAGTAGTGGGGTTTGTATGCCCTGCTTGTACAGCATCGAATGAATTGTAAAGAGGCATTGAAATGACAGCATCAGAATTACTTGAATCACAAATGAGAGAAATGCGAGAGGATATGGCATCACTCAACCGAGCACTCGGAGCATTGCATATCCACTTGCATAGAATTGATGAACTGACAAAGGATTACGTTGGCAGAGAAGCCATAACGGAAGAACTTCAGAAAGCACAGAATATCATCAGTAGAAGAGAAGGGGTGCGATGATGGAACCACAAGCAGAAGCACAAAGCCTAAAATCCGAACCACTCCCGGTATCAGAGAAAGAGAAAACCATTCCCACCCAAATCCACACGCTTGACATTCACATCTCACTCCTAAAGGAAAACCTCGCCCATCTGCAAGCCCAGATTGCTGACTCGGAGACAGACAGGAAAATCCTCATCTCCAAAGCAAAGGAGTATCACATAACCACAGACTCAAACTACAAAATCATCGAAATCCCTCTCTATCCAAAGAAGCATGTCGATGTCGAGCTATTGAGAACAAAGTATGAAGATAAATACACGCTTATCATTGCGAACAAAAGAGCACAACTCCGGGACAAGATAGAGAGTGAGACGCAGAAGTTGCTTGATGTGATTACACAGGCTGATTTGAAGGCAGTTGTTAAGGATAAGGCGGCGTTGGCGATGTTGATACCAGAGCCGAAGGAGCCGAATGGATTTGAAGTGAATGTGGTGCGGCGATGAATAATTCACTGTTTGTATTCGAGCAAGGACACGTCAGTATAACATTCGTGAATGGTTATAGAATATCAATGACAAATTATTCGTGTGCACATTGTGATTATAATTCATTACGATCAGATATTCATCGTTCGGTTTCATTTAATGTGGAGGTGATGATATTTGATCCATCTATGAATGATATCACAAAGGTATTTTTCAAGGATGCATCACCAGACGCGGGGCATATAGATTCTGCTGGTATTGCTATAATTATTAATAAATTACGATACTACAAAGACTCGTTTACAAAAGAGGATTTAGAATGACTGGCATATTCCCACAATGTTTTGCGTGTTACTGGTGCAGGGATAGCGATGATAACAACCCATCTCCTAAAAAAACATACGCTCTGGATAAGGGAGAACTCACTTGTAAGTGTTCTGGTTGGATTGATCCAATGCCTATACGGTATATGGATTATTTATTTATGAAATCGGTTGGGTGTCATACATTTGCGTTGAGAACGGATGGTATTGATTTAAAGGCGGTGTGAGTAAATGCTATCTATCACCATACAGCACCCCGATACACCATTCCTTCAATATTGCCCCTCGTGCAAGCGCAAGCACTACATGCTTCACCAGTCTTGTCCAACATGCAGTGTCTACGAAACCCCACAGCCGGTGTCGGATAAAGTCTATGATGCTTGTGGTGCGGATTATTCATGCGATGGATGCGAGGCATATAAGGAGCATCTGGCATGACTTTGGAGAATGGTAAGACGGTTTATACAAGAGAGGTTTGAAATGAAAGAAAACTGTTTCAAAGAAACACTAAAGCGAGACTTCAAAAACATTGGAACTTGCGCACTTTTAATATGTGCAATTGGTATAGCAGGAGTTGTTGGATGGTTGGGTACAGTTGCCGTAAATGCATGTATCATTCCAATAGTCATTCCAATAGTATTACCACACATTACAGGATACAATTGTTATATCGTTGCTTCGTGTGCTGCGATTTTAATCGGGGTGTTTATCTCGTTGACCACGAATGATTCAGATGATTGTAAATCATTATCTGATGCCGATGCAACGATTTATTTGCTTGGTACGGAATTATTACTTGCTGGTGTATACACTTACACGGTGATATGGGCAAATCTTGCGGGGGTTGTTGTCTATCTTCCACCACTTATGGTAGCACCAACAATTGAATGGATTGCATTCTCACTCGCAGCACTCGTAATTATTACGGTTGTTACAGCATATGCACGATGCAGGGACTAACAATGCCCCCAATGAACGGTAAGAAAAGCAAGGGTGGGGTCTCCCAGAAAACCTCCACTCACAGGTTGGTTCTCGTAAGACAAGGAAAGGCGAGTTGGCTTCCGATAAGATTGATGAGCGTTGAGGATGCTTGCAGGAAGGCGGGGTTGGAATGGGTAAACTAAAGTTTGAGAGATGCACTCGCTTTGACACGCTATGCCGCTTTTGTTCCAAAGAAATGGTTGTGATACCATATTCACCTTTAATCACAGATCCTAGAAGCAAACGGCTAATAGCGGGCGCTGTTGAGTATCGTGGCGAGTCTTTGGGCGAATGGTGTAATAATTTATCGCAATGGTGTAACACTGTTAACAAGTGTCCCGCCAGGGAAGGGCTTGCCGCTTACGGGTGTGGGATCAAGGCTGATGGGTGTGGGGTGTATGCGGTGATTAAATAATGGGTAATAATAACATATTACAGAAAATTTTGGAGCAGTTAAGTATTTTTAATTTATATAATAGAATGTTAAAGTAATGGTATGATTTATACCTACTTCGCAGAATAATTTTTAAATTCGTTTATTTGTCTTGAATACGAATTAATATCCACAGTGGTGTTGGAATCGACTTTTTTTACTAGTCCCACTAATCTCTTTAATCTCCTAAAGAACTCTTAACTCTTTTAACGCGAATAAGATGTAGTATATAAAGACTTAAAAGAGATTAAAGAGATTATAGAGATATTAGAGATATAAGTGATATAAGAGACTACTAATTATTATAACGCCGATATCAGGCGTATAAAAAATTAGATTACTATATGATACATTCTTTTGTTGCCATCCTGAATCATCTTTATCTCTTCGCTTTCAATCAATGTTCGGATAGCCCTGGCGAATTCGGTAGAATCCATCTTTGTTCTTTTCAACAATGCAGTGTGTTTAGCAATGCCACCAAATGCTTTGAGCGACTCTAATACATGCAGTTGCTTATTGGTGACATCAACCTTATTTGAATAGTCGACCACTATCATCATTCGTGGTAGAAGATATTTCTCAACAATTAGTATCGCCTCACGCACCCAACGTTCGGGTATCTCTACTCGAATCGGATAATCTGATCTGCCCAAAACCTCTTTCTGAAAATCTGGATCAAACATGGCAAGCACCATAGCAATCTTATAAACGTGGATAACACTTCTCCCGGTTGCCGCCTGATATGTTTCATCATCGCTTCGTTTGCTGATGTCCATACTCCACTGTTCAATTATATCATTAACCGTGAAACATATAGAGTCTGGTTGCATTCGTTTTAGAACAGTTCCTATGTTGACCAGTTCGTTTTTAATATCCGCAATATCTTTTAAATCACCCGTGCTTGCCGTCACGTTTTTTTTCTTTTCACCACCATGTTCTAAAAACCATAACCACCTGTAAAAGAAACCACTTCCAACAATCTTATTGGTGGATGCTTCTTTTAATTGGTTGATAGTCATATTAAATAATAAACTCAAAAACGGCGTGGGGCATATCCATTTGTTATCTTCTGAATCGGGTTTGTTGCTTTTATTGGATCGTGCGCTTTCAAGCGACGAGCCATCATACGCAGTACATAAATTACCTATGATTGGTGCATTCCAACCCCGCTCTGAACTCTCGTCAAAGAATTCTTTGGCCTCGTCATAGTACCACAGCATATTGTGCGACTTGCTTAAATCCTGTACCAATCTTGGGTTGCTACAGGATTTTCTTTTTAATACTGTGCTATCGGTTGGATTTACAAGCGTTGGTATATTTACTGTTGGTATTCCCAACTCCTGTATTGCCGTATCCGACGAGAATGATTTCCCCGATATTGTGCTTGTCCCAACCAACATCATATTAAAATTGGTATAGGTATATTTAGTTGAAATCAAAACCCCGACGCGCCTACCCAACGCCATAGCTGCGATTGCCAGAAGGTTTCCAAAGTGATATGACTTGTGGGAATACATCAGTCGCCCTCCCACTTCCATCCACTTCTTAAATAGTGGGTGTGTTATCTCTGGGAGAGGCGGGAGATTGTCGCATAGTTTAATCGCGTCGCGTATTACTTTTATCTCGACTTGGGTGAGTTGTTGGGTGGAAGTAGTTGAAACCGTTTGTTTTGTTTTTTTGAGAAACGCAGTTGCGATTTCGCTACCGTGCTTGATATCTCCAGTAGACGTGGGTTTGTAAAAACCAGTACATGTGTCAATTGCTTTCCGAATTGTAATCTGTGATAGATATGTTTTGTGACTATTCCACTTATCTCGTAATAATCCCGATTGTCGCATTATGCGTTCAATCTGGTTTGCGTCTCTGGTGTAGAATGCCAGAATACTTGCGAGTGCCATATCTGAACTACTACGATCCGATCCGCCATCTCCATTCATAAGGCGCAGGAATTTATCGGATGATGTCGAGTGTGAAATTATACTAATGATATCTTCATCGGATAAGTCGTTGGTATCGGTTGGGGGGGTGAGATGTTTCGGTGGTGTTGGATTAAGAAACGGATCACACAATAGCCGGATCAATTCAGCCGGATATTCCTTTATGGTTGATGGAGTGCCAACAAATTGATTTCCCGTAACCGTGAAATATCTACCTTCCGAATATATTTCCAGATCGCCTTTCTTTCTACCAGTGGTATAGGGTTTTGTTTTACAACGGAGTATAAGATGTAATCCAGTTCCAGATGGAGATATTTCAGTATATGTTTTTAGTTGTGTGAGAATAAGGGCAAACTTGTCAGAAACGTTGCCATCGAGTAAACAGTGGTCTAAATCTATACCAACAATACCGTTACCATCGAATACAAATCCTATTCCCTTATCAGGTGCGGGTGGAATAGACCGAACCTCTTCATATGATCTCCACGTTGTTTTATCTGTGGATATTGCGAGTGTTCTCTTATCGGAGTATGGGAGTTTTGTTAGTTTGTTATCTTTGGTTAATGTTAATTTCCACCCCACCCAGTTTGGTAGTTGCTTAAGTTCCTCTGGAACGGTGGAATAGTCATCTGGTGGTATCTGCGGTGAATGCACAGAGATCACAACGGGGTTTCTAGGTAATCCGATAATTTAACAACCGTCCCATAACTTACATTTCCAGGCATCCCTTTGGCGATGCGCCACACGGTAAGATATGATACTTCAGAGCGGCGGGATACTTCCGTGAGTTTTCTATCTTGTAAAATTTTTGTAATTTCTTCTAAAGTGAGCATGAAAGTAAGTTGTGCTTCCTTCTATATATCATTTACCAAATGATAATTTTTGTTTATCAGAAGATATAAATACTAACCTATCTAACATAGTATCGCAGAGCGTTAACACGCCGAGCAACCAACCAATCGAACAACCAATCGAACGGAGAACACCATGATCGATCTCAAATCAATTTCAAAAAACACGGTTAAATCACCACGCATTGTAGTGTATGGGCCACCCGGAGTAGGTAAGACTACCTTTGCAGCGATGTCTGAACAACCAATTTTTATTCTAACAGAAGAAGGTCTTGGCGATTTGGAGGATATACACGCGATCCCAGTGGACGAATCTGGAAAGCCCCACGTCGCAACAACATTCGCAGATGTTATAGATTGTTTTGCAGCACTTGGAAGTCAGGATCACGATTTCAAAACAGTCGTGATTGATAGTCTTGATGCGCTTGAACAACTCATATGGGCATCTACTTGCAGGCGCATGGGTTATTCTTCAATCGAAGCCCCAGGATGGGCCAAAGGATATAGAGAAGCAAACACAGAGTGGGATGAATTTTTCGCATGTGTGTCGGCATTACGCGACATAAAGAATATGACTGTAATTATGATTGCGCATAGCGCATACACTCATATTAACGATCCAGAGCGCCCGTCCTATGATACCAACACGTTGAATGTCCACAAGTATGCTATTCCCATAATTGTTGGTACAGCAGATATTGTTGGGTTTGCAGCACAGAAAGTTTACACGCAAGCGGATGCCATCCCCGGTAAAAAGGATGACAAGCGTGTCCGTGCGGTTGCTGGAGTTAAACGCGAACTTCGCCTATCTATCTCCCCCGCATTCACCGCAAAGAACCGCTATCATATGCCAGACAGTGTACCGCTATCGTGGGAAGAATTTGCAAAGTATTTACCGAATGGAGGAACCTAAATTATGGCAGCAATTAATTTTGATTCAAACTTGGTTGAACCGGCTGGTTCATTCGAGCCACTACCGATTGGAGAATACACCGTTGTTATTTCAGCATCGGAAATCAAACCAACAAACAAGGACAAGGACAAGCCCGAATCCGAACAGAGGAATAAGTACCTTTTGCTAACGTATGATGTTGCAGACGGTAAGTTTCAAGGCAGGCTGATATTTGATCGGCTTAATATCAAAAACGAAACCCCAAAAGCACAGGAGATCGCAGAGCGATCATTATCGGCAATATGCAGAGCAACCGGAATTTTGCATCCAGATGTAACCGAAGAGTTACACGGTATCCCATTCATCGTGAAACTTGGTATTAGGCCAGGAGACGATAAATATGGCCCTACCAACGATATAAAGGAATACAAACGCATTGACGGGGTTAAACTTTCCGAAGTGTGCGATAGTGCGCCGACAGAAAAGAAAGCAGCAGCACCCGCAAAGAAGAAGATGCCGTGGGAGAAGAAGGCATAAATTATTTTTTATGACAATATGGCATCGTGTAGCCAGTTGTTATGTACGAGGTTTAACAATGTCTAAACTACCAACCGAGCAAACACTAACAGTAGACTTGATCTACAAAATGTATGAAGAAAAGAACGGTGACTGGAGACGCAACCATATGGGAGCATCACAGATTGGGCATTCATGTGAACGTAAGTTGTGGTATGATTTTCTGTGGTGTTCCGAACCAAAGTTCGATGGGAGAATGCTGCGGTTGTTCCAGACTGGATTTAGGGAAGAGTCCCGCATCATAGATGAATTGCGAGCGAACGGTATAACCGTCTATTCGGTTGATCCGTATTCGGGCAAGCAGATCCACTACGAGGACTTTGGTGGTCATCTTGGTGGTTCACTTGATGGCGTAGCAATTGGGTTTCCCGAAGCACCAAAAACATATCACGTTCTCGAAATTAAAACGGCAAATACCAAATCAACCAACGCATTAACGAAGAATGGCGTTGCTGCTGCAAAACCAGTCCATTACGCACAGATGCAGATATACATGCGGTGGGCGGGTCTTGAACGGGCAATGTATCTTTCCGTATGCAAAGAAACGGATTTCATTTATGAAGAGCGGGTTTACTATGATGAAGCGGTTGCCCTTCGGTTGAAGAATAAAGCAGAGCGTATTATTTTCTCTGCTTCCCCACCACACCAAATTGGAACTCCAGACAATTTCGAATGCAAATGGTGTAACCATAAAGATGTTTGCCACCAATGGAAACTCCCGATAATCAGTTGCAGAGTTTGTGCATTCGTGAATGCAGAAGAAAATGGAAAGTGGATGTGCACTAGAGAGGGCAGGGTGTTGTCTCCGCTCGATCAGCGAATGGCGTGCGAGAAACACTGCTTCGTCCCTGGGGTTGTTCCACTCGAACAAACTGATGCATCTGAAGAGAAAGGAACCATAACCTACGGGGATATCACTAACGGATTTGGAGAGGTGCTGTCGAAGGATTTACAGGGGGTTGTTGATTGTCAAACTGGGCACGCAGACAAAGTTGGGTGACGAAAGATACTCATACTAATATCGTAAAAGATATTACTATGATAACAGACAAAGAGTGTAAACGTTGTGGTCACAAGTGGATCCCCAGAACACATGATGATCCCATAGTATGCCCGGTTTGTAAATCTCCTTATTGGAATAGGGATAGGAAGGATCGGCGGTGAACCATATCGGAGTGTATGGGAGAAAAAGGGGAACCGCAATAGTTGACACACCCAAAGGAATTGTTGTAGTTAAAGGTAAAGATCCCAATTCAAAGTTTATTCTTCCGGGTGGTGGGCCGAAAGGAAGAGAATCCAGATTGGAGGCATCTGTTCGTGAGTTGCGCGAAGAGACAGGATTGATTGCAAGGGGTGTTTTATTTATGTTTGATTACCAAAAATCAAAGGTATTCCTTATAGACGCGATTGGACTTCCGCACCACCACCATGAGATTGCTGCTATCGGATATTATACTCCATATAGTAACGTTGCGATTACATACGATACTCTAATGGTGATAGAACAATACTTAAGAATGAGGAATAGGATGAGAAGAAAATGACCACAAGAGTTTGCACGCAGTGTGGTGTAGAGAAAGACGTGGGTTTATTTTATATAGAAAATAGGAGTAAAAAACCAAGATCGACGTGTATTAAATGTACCAGTTCCGCATGCAAACGATACCGAGAAAACAATGCAGATGTATTAAAGGAACACGCAAAATTATATCGGTGCGCCAACAAGCAGGAGATATCGGAACGCAGTAAAGTGTATCGTATGCAGAATTCTGAGTTACTAAAACAAAAGAAACGAGAACGGTTTGCAGCAAATTCCGAAGTATTGAATGCAAGACATAGAGCAAAGCATCAACAAAATAAAGATTACGACAACGCAAAAACCAAAGAATATCGTGATGCAAATAGAGAAAAAATCAGGGTGTCGGATAGAGCATATTATCTCAATCCAATACGCCAAGCAAAAACAAAATGGTATAGTCATAATCGGAGGCAGAGAATTTTGAATAGTGATGCATCTCTTACGGTAAAACAGTGGATGAGAATTATAGAGATGCAGAATAACAAATGTTCCAATTGTGGGCGTATGTTCGGTGAACATCTAAAACCAACAAGGGATCACATCATTCCTGTATCGCTTGGAGGAGGCTTGACGTTTGGTAACGTTCAGGCACTTTGCCACTCGTGCAACTGTAAGAAGAGTAGTAGCGTCATATTCACAAGAGCATTAAATGAATTGCTGGTGAACCCATGCTAACCCTTCGTCCATATCAACAGAAAGCAATACGAGACTTATTTGAGTTTTGGGAGTCTGATAAAGGAAATAACGCCGTCGTGGTCATGCCAACGGGATCTGGGAAAAGTTTATTAATCGCAGATTTCTGTAGACAGGTGGGTTTAGAAAATCCACTTGTAAGAATACTAATCGTTACTCACTCAAGAGAACTCGTTTGGCAAAACGAAAAGGAATTAAAGTTATATTGGCCAGAAGCAATAACTGGTATATATTCGGCTGGTCTTAAATCAAGGGACACGGATAAACCAATTCTTTTTTGTGGAATTCAAAGCGTCTATAACAAAGCATTCGAGTTTGGGAAGATAGATATTGTCGTGATTGACGAGTGTCATGCGATTTCAAGAAAGGCGGGTTCGCGGTATCAGCAATTCTTTAAAGATTTGCGTATTGCCAACCCGAATGTTGTGATTTGGGGATGCACCGCAACACCATTCAGATTGGAGAGCGGTTTAATACACGAAGGCAAAGATGCCATATTTGATGAAATCGTGCATGTAACAGAGATCAAAAATCTTATTAAAGATGGGTTTCTCGTTCCGTTGATATCAAAGGGTGGTATGAGATCAATTGACTTGACAAATGTAAAAATAAAGGCTGGCGAGTACGATGCAAAAGATTTAGCATATGCCGCAGACGATCCAATACTTGTAAAACTTGCAGTAGAGGAGATTGTGACGTGTGGAGAAAAGCGTAAATCGTGGATTATATTTGCGGCTGGCGTTGCACATGCTGAACACATTGTAAGTGCGCTGCAATGGCGTGGTATTGACTGTCACCTTATTACTGGTGAAACCCCACTGGATGAGCGCGATAGAGTCATCTCAAAATTCAGAGCGGGTAAGTTGAGATGTATTGTAAACATTGGCGTTCTCACTACAGGGTTCAATGCCCCTTGCACGGATTTGATAGCACTTCTATTTTCGACATTATCTACTGGAAAATATATACAAGTCTGTGGGCGAGGTATGAGAACACATACAGGCAAAAGAGATTGTTTGTTGTTAGATTTTGGTGGCAACATTTTAAAACACGGACTTATTGATGAACTTGATCCCGTAAGAAAAAAAGATATATTGTGCATGCCTATGGCAACCCCTCCCATGAAACAGTGCGAAAGATGTAATGCAATTGTTCATCCGAGAGTTTTGATATGTCCAGTTTGCGAACAGGCATTCCCGGTAATATCTCCGCATGGAACTACCGCATACGAAGGGCCGGTTCTCTCTACGCAAGTTCTACCATTCATAGTAGAAGTGAAAGACCAGTGGATAAGCAGGCACAAGAAACAAGGAGGCAAGGACTCAGTCAAGGTTGCATTTTATGACTCGATTGAAAAAGAGTATGCGTTGTGGTTAGCACTTGATCACGGAGGATACGCTTCCGAAAAAGCAAGAGCACTTGTTAAACAATTTGGGGGTAGTGCCACAACCGTTGACATGGCATTGAAAGAACAATTCACCTGGAAGAAAGCAACGCACATCCGCGTAAGAAAAGAAGGCAAATTCTTTCGTATAGATGGGTTTGTGTTTGCACCCAGAGTATTGCAGCAGACAATTCATACGCAGCAACAAACCATTGGTGGTGGCGTACCGATTGACGATCAATTTTGGAATGAAAAAATAAGGAGAAAAGTATGAGCGACGAGCACTCGGGGCAATCGGGGTTTGTTCGGTGGTTTCGTAATAAATATCCAAGCATCTTAATTTTTGCCATCCCTAACGGAAGTTACAGGGATATGTCAACTGCGAAGAAATTAAAAAAAGAGGGGGTTGTTTCGGGTGTCCCCGACTTGTATGTACCGAAGTACCATTTATGGATTGAGATGAAGCGCAAAGAGGGCGGCGTGTTATCAGAGGAACAAAAGGCAATGCATCACTACTTAACTATGATAGGGGATACGGTAATAGTTGGTTACGGTGCAGAAGACGCAAGCCGCAAAGTTTTAGGGGTGATTGGATGGTAATCGTAATTGAAGGGGATTGTCTTGATGTCATGAAGATGTTTGATAATGATATGTTCGACTCCATCGTGACTGATCCACCAGCAGGGATTTCATTCATGGGAAAAAAGTGGGATCATGACAAAGGTGGGCGTAACCAGTGGATAGCGTGGATGACAACCGTTGCTACCGAATGTCTGCGTGTCATTAAACCCGGTGGACACGCATTGGTATGGTCTATTCCGAGAACGAGCCATTGGACTGCTACAGCGTGGGAAAATGCGGGGTGGGAATGTCGCGACAAAATTGTACATATTTTCGGAAGTGGGTTTCCGAAAAGTTTAAATATAAGTAAATCTTTGGATGCGATGTTGGGAGCAGAGCGGGAAGTTATTGGGAATAGAACGAGAGTATATGGTTACGAGAAGGACTATCACAATTCGTTTGATAATGCATTGTTTGATGTGGGAAACAATAATAAAATTACCGCTCCCACAACAGACATTGCTAAACTTTTTGACGGCTACGGCACCTCACTCAAACCGGCGCACGAAGATTGGTTGCTCTTTCGTAAACCATTGGCGGGCACAGTCGCGCAGAACGTTTTAAAATATGGCGTGGGTGGGATTAACATTGACGGGTGTAGGGTTGAGTTAAACGGAGAAAAGCCATTCCACTATCCAAACGGTGCGGGGGGTAGCGATCCTAATCATATGTGGCGAGGTAGAGAGAAGGGAGATGGTGACATTCCGCAGATGGGGAATGACAAAGGACGTTTCCCTGCGAATTTAATTCTTGACGATAGTGAATGTGTGAGGGAGTTGTTTCCACATAGCAAATCTGGGGCAATGACAAAGCCATATGTTTATACAAATACGGGCCATTCGTTAGGTAAGCCTGCAGGTTCCACAAAAACACTTTGTGAATCAAGTGAAGGTTCCGCAGCCCGTTTCTTCTATTGTGCGAAGGCGAGCAGAAGCGAAAGATCAGAAGGATGCGAAGAGTTTTATACTTTAAACAGCAATATATCTACAGATGACATAAACGAGATTGTTAAAATACTCGCTTTTGTTACATAAGGTAATATTATGGGTAAGCGAACGGTTTTTAAAAAATATATAATAAAAAAATGTATTTTTTGTGGTGTTGATATACTAAAACGCTCAAATGAAAGCATCAATACCTATTATAAACGAAAGTTTTGCAAATTGTCTTGCCAACATCAATGGAATGCGAAAAATAAAAGTAGCGATGTCAAATGTGATTTTTGTGGAATTTTATTAAGACGGAGAAACAGTGGCATCGGGGTTCATAATTTTTGTTCAGAACGTTGCCAATATAAATATTATTCTCAAACTCACACAAAAATCGCTTCGTGTAATTGGTGTGGGAAATCATTTACTAAAAAATTATCGGATCGTAAAACCAAAAGAGTATTTTGTACACGAAAATGCATGGGTGAGTGGCAATCTAAATATGTTATAGGAGAATTGTCCCCCAGTTGGAATGGGGGATCGTCTTCACTGAATCGTAGAATACGTAGTTTGGTGAAATATGTTACTTGGATGAAACGAGTTTATAATAGGGATAATTATACCTGTCAAGTGTGCGGAGATGCAGTTGGTGGAAATTTAAATGTGCACCATATTAAATCTCTTTCAAAAATTATCAAAGATTGTGGTATAAAATGTATTGCAGATGCCATCATTTGTTCCGAGTTGTGGGATATAGAAAATGGTGTAACAGTTTGTAAAAAATGTCATGCAATTAAACACAGGAGGAAATAGAATGATAATATCAAAAGAGCAATACAATAAACTTCCAAAAAATTTACAAGATTGCTTTGAACCTATGAAAAATATTCATCCTACGGTCAAACCCATTGCCCTCTGCAGATACCTCTGCCGTCTCATCACACCCCCAAAGGGATTAATCCTTGATCCTTTCGCGGGTTCTGGTTCCACTGGGGTTGCTGCTACTAATGAAGGGTTTGAAAGTATCCTGATTGAGTTAGAACATACATCGTGTGAAACTGCACGAATGAGGAATGGCTTACATTGATGAATACCGCAACGGAGCAAAACAATGATTGAACCAAACCGAATATACTGCGGGGATAATGTAAAAGTAATGCAAGATATCCCAGACGAAAGTATTGATCTGACGGTAACATCCCCACCATATGACAAACTGCGAATATATCAAGGCTATTCCTTTGATTTTGCACGAGTAGCACAGGAGTTATATCGTATAACAAAGAAGGGTGGTGTTGTTGTCTGGGTTGTTGGTGATGCCACAATTAAAGGAAGTGAAAGTGGAACTTCTTTTAGACAGGCACTTCATTTTAAAGAGATTGGATTCAATCTGCATGATACGATGATCTATGCGAAGAATAGCTATATGCCACTTACACACAATAGGTATGAGCAAGCGTTTGACTATATGTTTGCTTTCAGTAAAGGGAAACCCAACATATTCAATGCTATAAAAATACCTTCGGTTACCGCAGGGACAACCCGCAACCGTGGTGGTAGCAAGGCAAAAGAAGTCACATATTCAGAACGAGTGAGAAATGAAAAAACCGTGGTGTCTACGACAAAGCAGCATCCGAATATATTCTATTATGATGTCGGAAAAAATGATAAAACAGAACATAATGCACCATTCCCAGAACGGTTAGCAAATGATCACATCCTCTCTTGGAGCAACGAAGGTGACATTGTTTTAGATCCGTTCAATGGTTCTGGGACAACTACAAAAATGGCAAAGAAAAACAATCGCAAATTTATCGGAATCGACATCTCTCAACAATATTGTGATAATGCTATGGCACGATTAGAAATGTGATTTTAACATCCCTCTTTTCCCAACACCCAAACACCTTTAAATATTAATACAACTTATATTATAGTATGACAAACTTTGTTATACGAAGGTTAGGTGAAGATGTATTTTTGGACATTACAGGTATCAAACATATCCTCGTGACTAACAGTGGAACCCGCGCCGAGATACAATTATCAGAGGGGGATGTTATGATGCTGCGGGAGGCATTGCGATGACAAACATTACGATGATGAAACTATGCCCGTTGATGAGCAGGGGGATACACCCGGCAGATTGTTATAGTCATTGTATGGCTTACATCCCCCCAACCGATCACTACTTCGCTTGCACCCTTGAACTCACAATAAAAAACTACAGCGAGTTATGCAAGTCAGAACGCTACATCGAAGCCCCAGATACCCCGCAGGAAATGACTTGTGATGGGTGTGAGTATTACAAGAAGATCCAGTGCACTCCCATTCCTGCACGGTGTAAACTTATGGAGAGGAAAACATGACATCTAAAACAGAAAACCTAACCATCCTCAATGTCCCGCGAACCGTAGCAGGAGTACTCGAAGTCCTGGCAGACTACCAACCCCACACAATGCACGACATCGAACGCAAGTCCGACTTGCGACAACCCGAAGTAAGCCTTGCTATTGGAGGGGCATTAAGTGCGTATGTTACCGTGGAGGATGTGAAGCGAGTAACACCGGGTAGACCCGTTAAGATCGTAACAATGAAACACGAGGCATATGATGAGTATATCGACGCATGTCTTGCTTGCTTTGAAGCAGCGTATGATGTTGCGAAGGAGGCGGCGGGGGAGTTGCGAGGGAGATGAGAAATGATAATGCTCATATCGGAATTGTAGGAGCATTCGCGCTCTTTAGCGTGTCTATTGTTGCGATATTTTTTGGGGTTGCCGCGTATACAGTCATATCAAGTAGTTATCCGAGTTCCTATGATAACGTAACCATTCTTGACAAAACATCATATGATGTGTCACAAGGATTTTTTTCGTCCAGAGAAGGATTCTTTGTATTTACAGATAAAGGAAACTACGAGGTTGGAACTACTGGGAATGTTGCAGATGTATATGCATTGTATTCTCGTTTGAAGGTTGGACATACATATAACATAAAAGTATCTATGGGTTTGGTATTAGGAGCAGAGGAGGTGAAAGAGAGATGATCCAAAATCCCATAGATGATTTCAACGAACAATACAAGAAAATACAAACGGATTATGATCAGGAAGAACTAGACGAACTCCGCGAGCGAGAGCATACCAGATGGCAATTGAAATCCATAGCGGCGCGACTGGTTGGGTTTTTCATTAAAGTTTGGATTGCATATTGGATATTCTCACTTGCTTATATTGGGGCAAGAGAGTTGTGTAGACTTGATTATGCGTGGATTGGATTATATACAGTGTTGATATATTCGAGCTCGTGCATATGGATTATCTACGAAGCAATGTCCACAACGATATACAACCCAATTCGAGAGGATGCACAAAAAGGATTTGAAATCCTTGGTGGCAAACTCAAATGTGCGATAAAGGGTTGGAGAGAATGTAAGGTGGGGGAATAGTAATGAATGGATTAAGAACGTACATAAAAAAATTAATTTGCTGGAAATGTCGTCACTACACCACATTCTCACATAAGTGTGTGTTTGATCCATCACCCCGCGAAGAAGATAATACTTGTAAATTGTTTGAGCTAGATAGTGGGGGTTACGTGTGACTCCTAATGTAGATACCATACCCACAAAATATTCCCTAACCATTCTGGGCTACACCATCCCCTTAGAACCAGAACTGTTTGAAACACACGAAAAGATTGGATGGATATTATATGTCCTTATCTTTTTCTATACCTACACTATATTCAGTATCTTCTTGACTACTTACATTTGGTTGCTGGTGAATGTATTTGGATTCAGAGTTACTGGAACAATCCTTGGGATATGGGGGATGTGAGATGACAGACTACTACGTTGTGATAATTGAGAACAAACATGATAATACATCCCGCAGCGTCTTAAAGAATTTCCTGCGCAAGCGAACAAAGGTAGATATGGGAATAACACAGATTTCAGCAGAGGGTAAAACAGCAAAGGAAATACTCACAACTCTTTTTAGGATCGTGCAGGCTAATCCCCACCAATTCATTGGTGGGATACAGCCGTAATTCATGTCAACCACAAACTTTATTGTTCGTGGGGTTCTATAATTAATTACAATTACAAAAGAACAAAGCGGAAGATGCTGGTTCTCACGATTTTCATGTTTCTTCACCTGAAATATGTAATTGTGTAATTTCAATACCGGATTGGGGCTACAATCCGTTGGTGAAACTCCATAGATGCCCGTCAATTTATTGGCGGGAGTGGTCACATAACCAACTTTTCCCAACCCCACAGCAAAGCCTTAATATACTCTTACTACAAACATATTATAGGTGACTCAATGAGCATCACGACACAAGTTAGTTTCCCAAAAGAACGAGAAATCCAACTCTCGCGGATCTTCGCAAAGTGTCCCGATCTTGCCGAACTCGGCACTTCCGGGGCAATCTATAAGATCCTCTTCGATGCGATGGATCGTATCATCCCGCTTGAAAAGAAAGGTGACGCATAATGATCCTCGATGAACAAGACTACACAATTGAATTCTCCCTTCTCATGCCCAACGCCCAGAAAACAACTTCCTACCCCATCACGGTAAAGGCATCGTGCATGGAGGAAGCCCTTACAAAAGCAAAGGCCAAGTGGGAAGAAATCACATCGCAGTATAGCGTTAAGATTAACGCGGTTAAGAAATAACCGTTTCAATTTTTATTTTCTCTTTTAGGAATGTTTATTACATATTGCAGCATATTACTACATATGGTAACATTCTGTAAAGCGCGAACCGTAGCAAGGGGCGAAAAGATATTCCATGCTCCGAGGGATGCAGAGGGATATTTTGAGTGCACGGAGAAGCGCGATGAAGATGGGATTTTGAAGGAAGTTGTTTTTAGGAAGTATGAGGTATGACTGGCATACACGACTATTGGAAATCCAAGCGTCTGAACTATGATGATGTTTTATTCTCACACATAAAAGAACAAACCGCTTATATGGCAGATGTGGCTGGAGATAATGCTAGACAGTGTAAAGATAAAAATTCCGAAGAGTATCACTACTGGGCTGCATTCTCTGATATAGTGGGGAAATTCAATTCGCTGGCGGCATCGGAACACGTCGGGGAATTCGCGTTGGGAAAAAATCGTATTAAAGGTATGCTTGATGCAATGAATGTAATTTGCAACGGGGTATCGAAAGGGGATTTTTCAATCGGGGAACGATCATAATATGACGCTCTCCTTAATCTACGGTGCTGATGCAACCGGTAAATCCCTTCACTGCAAAACCCTCTGCGAAGCATCCGAGACTCCGCTTTACATCAGTCTTGAACTTAAAAACCGAAGAATGCTATCCCTCGATGCAAGAACTGGTGCAATGACGAAAGACACACCCTTTGATGTGTTTGAAGCAATCGTGTTGGAAAAAACTCCGAAATTTAATACCGATTTGATCGCCACTTACAATAAATTGGGTGAGGTGTTGGAGAAGATCCTTAATAATAAAGGATTTGATGGTAAACCGAAACACTATGATGTTGTTGTAATTGATGGCGTATCTGACTTGTCAAAGATGGCAGAGAAGATTGTAATTAAAGAGTTACAAAAGAAACAATCAACAAGACAGGAAATTGGAAAAAATGATCTTGCATCGTGGGAAGTCAGAAATAATCTTGCGTGTATGCCATTGGAACGACTTGCAAATTGGGCGCAAATAGAAAGCGTACATGTTATTGTCACTTCGCTTCTCACAGGAGAATATGTTAATGATACTAAGGTTGGTTATAAGATTGCGGTTCAGGATCGTATAAAAGAAAAGGCAAGTGCAATACAGGTGAAACTGTTAAAGGATGGTCGGGGGTATATTGCCGATTTCGAGAAAGTGCCAAACTGGGCAAACGATGGTAATCAAACCGTGAAGGTGATGCGTGGGGGTTTGGTTGCGGAGTTTGGCAAGAGGGGCTTATTATGACTTACTCGCCAGACACACCAGTGACTTATGAAGTATCAGTGCGTGTGTTCAGAAAGACATCAACACCAGCAGATGATAAATTACTCGCTTATACAAACATACCGTTCAAGACAATCAAAGAAGTGACGGACTGGATAGAGAAAGCAGGAGTGACTTTCATATGAGGCACGATAGATGGAGTGGGGGTGTATCATTATTTGCATAGACACACGCGAATGTTACCGCGATGAAATCAAAGCGAAGTTAGACAGGATAGGCAATGCCTCGGAAATATGCACCTTCTCCCAATGGACGGGGTGTGACTACTATGTTGTTAATTTGCATGGTTCGGCGTGCATCCAACGAAAAGACAGTGCTGCGGAGTTATGCTCTCAAATGGAAGAGTTGCGGTATGATGTGCTCCCACGGTTGATCAACTTCGCATCCGAACTCAATTCCAATCCTGTCTTACTCGTAGAAGAAACGCATACGATTGGTGACGTGGGGTATATCTTCCGAAGAGGAAAGAGAGGGGTATTTGTTGAGACTGGTTTGCACATCTCGTCTTACTACGGCTTTCTCCAAAGTGTGAGGTTGATGGGTATCGATGTTGTTACTACGAAGGGCTTATCAGAATCAATCTGGTATCTCTCTGCCTTGGATGGCTTTCTATCAAGGCAACACTATCCCAGGCATAACAAGTCTTACAAACCCCACCAGCAGGCGCTTGGGGCTTTGTGTTGTATTCCAACGATTGGCTCTAAAAGGGCAACGAAAGCACTTACAGAGTGTTCCATTGCAGAGATGCTTCATGCGAAGGAAGTTGAGGGGTTGACGAAAGTGCAGTTGGGGAAGGTTAAGAGAGTATTGAGGAGTAGATTGACATGACACCAGATGAAAAAACCGCACTCGCATTCTTTCTGATACTTCTGGCATTATTCGCTGGGGTAGCACTGGGAAACTTTTATGCATCATTTTCTATCCCGTCCTGTAAAGTGTGGGATTCCCCAAGATTATACGATCATATCCTCATAGCAGATGATGTGGTATGTACATCGTGGAATGAAGTGAATGCCACGTATTATCGCTATGATACTTTGGTGTTTAACGGGACAGAGTATATCGTGCAGAAAGTAGAGGTGGAGAATACGACAGCGAAGAGTATTATTGTTTGTAGTGGAGGGAGAGTATGACACACGATAAGATAAACCCGCTTGCTATTCTTGAAGCGTGTATCGAAAACGATATGGACGAATGCAAGTTTGTTTTTACAGACTGGAACGATGAGGGTGAAGTTGTTCTGGATTGTTTCGAGATTAAACTCATTATTGAAGAACTCCGCACAAACCCAGAGGCAGTTTGTGAGCGTGGAAGAAAAGAAGGGTGGTTGGAGTGATACTCTATGTTAACTGGGACAAGGACGATAAATATCATATTCATGTTGGCCCCGCAGTTCACAGATGTACTAAACAAATTAAACAAGAAATACCATTTGGTATCAACCCATGTATCAATTGTGACACGCACCAAACTGGCAAAGTTATAAGGTGTGATCCGTGAATGACACCCATTGAAATATGTTTGTCGCATCTAGCATTGGTATTAGATGGGGTTCCCCCACTATTGTTAATATGCGGTATTACAGGATTCTCATTGTGGGTAACACACGGGCTGTTCAATGGCGATTAAAATGACCCTCACAAAATACCCACACGAATATATCAACGTCCCATTTCTGGTGTTCGTTGCATCTCTAACCATACTCATAACATCCGTCATAGTTCCCTCGTGGTGGGTGAATACACAACCAATCGGTCTGATCGGTTTTTGCTGTTCTACGAATTGGTATGATGAGTTTATGTTTGCCCCATGGTATATTCAAATATTGAATTGGGTTTGGATAAAGATCATATGCCTCGTGGTAATGGCTATATCGGTATTATATCAGTTAATTCCTACTGGTGAAGAAAAGACGTGTGAGAATTGTAATAACTATAAGAGGAAAAAAGAATGAAACAAAAAACATGCATTTTATATTACGGTTTCGGAGTAACAATCCCCGAACGCATAGCAGACATTTCAGGCGATGGAACATGCATTGGTTTATTCACACCAGATGGGGGTTACAAGTCCTGCCGTGAAGCAATTGCTGCATTGAAATGCCCGAAGAAGAGAACAACTTGGTTGGAGGGATGAAAGACGATGAAAGTAATTCATAGCAACCCCAAAGAAACAGTCGGTATTGTAACTGAACTCGTAGGACTCACAACAGTGGGGGAGTTTGATCTTGCTATATTAGAAGAGTGGATCAAACAAGTGCGGGATGTATTCGGTGATGATGAGTATATCCACGTGCAGTTCAAGATGTCCGATGATGCAAGAGAACCTGGATATATGATTACCGCGTGTCACGGCAATACAGACCCCAAGATTGCAGTGTGCGGGACTTACAAGAAAGACGGGACAAAGTGGGAGAGTGGGTGATGACTTTCGATATTAAATCATACCAACAGTATCATCATGATATAAAAGTTGTTATAACTAAATCTCTCATAGAAAATTACTATAACGAAAACGGCGGGAAAGTGTATGTTTCATTCTCCGGTGGGTTGGATAGTAATGTCCTGCTTCACATTGCAAGGCAAGTAATACCCACAATGAAGGGGGTGTTCTCGAATACAGGATTGGAATATCCAGAGATTGTTAAGTTTGTCAAAACCTTTAATAATGTAGATATAGTAAAACCCAAGATGCGATTCGACGAGGTTATTGAGAAACATGGCTACCCCGTTGTGAGTAAGAGGATTTCCCGTTATATCAAAGACTTGCAAAACCCAACCGAAAATAATGTTAATGTCAGAAACTTGCGCCTCACTGGTATTAGCAGTGTAACACAACCTGGTAAACTTCAAAAATCAATGCAACTCCCCAAAAAGTGGTTATATCTTGTAGATGCCCCATTTAAGATATCTGATGTATGTTGTGATAAATTAAAGAAAGAACCACTTAATCGCTATGCGAAAGAAACCGGGTGTAAACGTATTATTGGTGTGATGGCAGATGAGAGTGATATGCGTATGCAGCAAGCACGTAGGGATGGATGGTCAGGAAAGGATTTACTACAACCTATGATTTTCTGGACACGCCTTGATGTTCTTGCATACACCAAACTTCATAATCTCCCATACTGCTCGGTGTATGGTGATATTAAAGATGGACAACACGGGCTTGAAACAACTGGAGAACACCGCACAGGTTGTATGTTCTGTATGTTTGGGGTTCACATGGAGAAGGGAGAGAATAGATTTCAGAGGATGAAGAAAACACACCCCAACCAATATAATTATTGTATGGATAAACTTGGGTGTGGAAAGGTATTGGATTTCATAGGAGTTAATAAATGACCCCTACCCCTTCCGAGAACCTCCGCAAGCACATCAATACCCGCACTCGCAAAACCGTTGCCCAGTTAGAAACAAAAGTTGGTTCTCTCAACCCACAAGAGAAGAAATCCCCCTCGCAGAAGCACAGCGAAGCGATGCGCAAGAAACTAAATCGCGGGGTTGTTCCACCGGCGCAGATTGGTTATGATTGCAACGACTGCTCTAAATACCCGTGTGGTGAAACAACAAAGACATGCTCGGAATCAACTCGTAAGAATCGCTGTGCCAAGTGTGGAATGGTGGTTGTGTATCGCTTTGTAGCAGAGGGTGAATGGCAGTATTGTTTGCCTTGCCGGGAGGGATTTAAACGAAAGTCGTAAACATGCATACCTGCAAACCCCCATTCGGGCAGGTGGGTGATATCCGCATTGACAGGAAAACCAAGTGGGGTAATCCATACCCACTTCCATGCGATACACCATCGTTGAGAAGTGCAGTGATTCGGAAGTATGAAGTCTGGGTGAAACAACAGATGGCAGAGGGGAAGTTAGACATTGATGAACTTGCGGGTGTTGCGAGGTTGGGGTGCCATTGCAAGCCTAAGGAATGCCACGGGGATGTTCTGGTGAGACTGCTTGGAGAGAAGTATAAACGGGAACAGACTACTTTGATATCGGAGGGATTTGAATGATGACAAGGAAAGACATGCAGCAAATATATGGAATGACAACAAAGGAAGACAGCATGGCTCTCGATACCATGTCCTGCATTCTCCATGCAGCAGAGCAAGGCGTGGCATTCGAGACTTACATGGATAGTGTGAGGGATTGTGGCAGGAAGAGGATTAGAATGATAAGCAAGGGGTTGGTTGCGGAATGACAAGCAATGTTGGTAAATTAACAGTGAAACAAATCCACGCAATCCACAGGAGCACAAACAACTTCGTTGGATTGATGAAATTGAAACTAATGGAGAATGCCGACAAGGGATTGTGGGATAAAGAATCGTATGAGTGTCTTCGTTCACGAGTGAACGATGAACTTATAGAATTGGATACAAAAATTGCATCTGGAGAATACTTGAACGCACGATTAGAATGTGCCAATGCTGCGAATTTCCTGATGATGATAAGTGATAATATATCATATGGGAAATTTGAGGAATTTAAGAAGGAGCGGTAGTAATGACTTCCTACAATTGTTGCGCCTACCCAGGTTGCTATATCAAAATCCCCTACGAAATCGGTGACACCCCAGAGAAGTATTGCGAGAAGCATCTGGGAAGAAATCGAAGCAATCTATTTACAACTCCACTACCAGTCGCTACAACCCCGATGGTAACATTCCGATGCAACGAGTGTCATGCCAAGCGTGACATTGATCGGGAATTGTGGATGGGTGGTGCTGTGCCATTGTGTTGCGAACAGAAGATGGTGTTTCATAAGGAGGTGTAGGGATGAACTCCATACAAGTTCTATTTGTACATTTTGGATTGACTATACTATCGCTAATGCTAACACTAATATTTGGAGCAATAGTTGGATTTCCATTCTTTTGTCTATCAACGGTTTGGACTGTATTGAAGTGGAATGACGTTAAACACGAGAATGATATTGTGTGGAGTGGATGAATGAAAATAGAACGTGAAAACATCGGACTAGACCTTGCCACCATCGCAACCATCATTTCCGTCGCCGGAGTCCTTACAAATAATTGCGCACTTGAACACATCGCGGCCATGTGGATCTGGCTACCAAGCAATCTCCTCTTCATCATCTACTTCTATGGCAGGGGCAAAGAGTGGTGGGTGGATGGTTTGAGTGCCAGGATGATATGCATTAATTACTGTGTGATGCTGATAAGTGGTATAGTCGGATTGATGCAGATTTATGGAGTGGTGTGAATGTGTGGAGATAAACCAATGTGCGGTGATATGAAACAAATCCCAAAAGCAAAAACAGCCCACGAATTATTACTCGAAAAACAATCAAAGACACAATCAACCATGTGGTTCAATGAAGAGCATTGCCCGGAATGCGAGGCTCCGATTTACACCGATGGTAAACTAGAGTGGTGCAAGGCGGGGTGTGGTAATAATGGAACGCGGGGTATTGACAGAGAGGGGTATATGGGATTTATAAGTGATGTTATCCGGTAGCACCCCAACCAATTAATCCTTTCAAATCCAACTATTAAACATGATACCAAAAGATCAACCCTGCAATTTTTTAGACACGTCAAAGAAATCAATAGTAGAATGCCGTGCTCATAGCGTGGGGAGTTGCCCCAAGAAGGTTTCGGTAGATAGAAAAAGAACCATCACCCAATTATGCTGGAGGGTGAGGAAATCTCCAAAGTAACTCTTTTCAGAAATCATCGCAACAGTATAAATACTATAGCGTGTCTATAGCATTTGTGGCAAAACGTAAAATTTCTTCTATACAATTATCAGAACCGGCAAAACTAAAATTGAAGCGTAAGAAGCGCGAATATGAAACCTACGAGGAATACCTGCGAAGGATAGGTGTTGTATGAAACGCCTGTTAATAGTTTTGTTAATTTTGTGTTTCGTACTTCCAGTCATAGCAGTATCTCCATATATCAACGATCCGATTACAGAAGATTCGTTCGTGTATAAGGAAGCATCAAAGTCGGAGATACAAACCCCCCCGCTAGTAACTATAGATATCACTCCCTTCCTATCAAGCGGGGCTAAATTAAATAGAAATATCCACGAGAAAGAACTTCCTTACAATCAAATGGTTACAAATCTCGTCGAGCACGTAAACAACGGGGTTAAGAAAATCAAGACAGTGCAGATATATCCAGAGTCTATTTTGGAAATGTCCGACGATGCCGAGACAATCAAGCAAACTATGGATGGTAGGGTGAGGCTTGAATTATATTACGGATATCAAACCGCAAAGCCGTGGGCGCAATATTACAAAGTAGAGAATTGCGACGCTACAAAATGTAGGGTTGTGAGGGCAGACTTTGCTACACGACAAGTCTGGATAGAAACAATCACAGTAGAAATTGCGAATGGGATAACCGGATTGCCCGAATATAATGACTTGCCCAAAGGAGTGAAGATATGAAACTCTCACATAAAATCCTCATAGGGTTAATCCTGATCGGGATGCTGGTTGTGCCGGTAAGTGCAACCGTTTATGGTGACAACTTCGCTCCTATAATGTCAAGCAATACCCTATCTAACGGCGTAACTGGCAATACAACGAGTGCGAGCAGCGAATATAATACGGGGGCTTATGGGGCGTGGGCGGCGTTTGACCGTAATATATATTCCAGCCCAACTCACGGGTGGGTTACAAAAGATAATATTGTTGCGGGTTGGCTACAGATAGAAATGCCAACGGGGAAGGTGCTTAAAAAATATACTTTGTCACAGAGTAATTTTTCGAGTCTTGCAGCCAACGCCCAAGCAGCTCCGAACCAGTGGAATGTTAATGCGTCAAATGATGGCACAACGTGGACGGTTTTGGATACGCAAACTGGTATTCCGTGGGATAATACCGCGAGTGTCCCTCAAACATTTACAATCTCAAATACCAACTCATATAAATTTTATCAGATTAATGCAACGGCAAATGCCACAAATCCTGCGGCGGCTCTCGGTATTGGGGAATGGTACTTATACGATGAACTGGTGGCATCGTTTACACCAGTTACTTCTACGGGGTCAAGTCCGTATGGAGTTACATTCACCGATACATCAACCGGGAGTCCGACAAGTTGGAACTGGAATATTACGGGATATGGAACTAATACATCAATATATTCAACTGCAAGCACATCACAGAACCCGCCGTTCACGTTCTTAACGGGCAATTTCACTGTTAATCTCACGGTTACAAATCCATACGGTTCAAACATCTCAACGCAGGTAACGTGGGTGAATGTAAGCACCCCCGCACCAGTTGCATCATTCACCCAAAACAAAACCAGTGGGCAATCCCCCCTTGCAGTTCTATTCACAGATACGTCAACGGCAAGACCGATGTTCTGGAATTGGTCTGTTAATAGTACCGACTGGACAACCCGCACATGGTATAACTACACCACATCAACCAATCTGGTTCAGACATTCACAACTGCCGGTATCTACAACGTCACCCTGTCAGTCCAGAATATAACTGAAAGTCCAGACATAAGTACAGTCCAACACGACGTTCTAGTTAATGCAACTCTCATCGCAGATTTCGTAGGAGCGCCACTATCGGGACACGCAACGACAGACGTATCTTTCGTTGATTTCTCTGTAGGTGGAGGAATATACTCGTGGGATTGGGACTTCGGAGATGGTGGTACTTCTACTGAAAGAAATCCAACCCATCCATACTCAACAACAGGAACCTTTGATGTGTCTTTAACTATAGATGGCGCAGATGGAACAAACACAACAACGATGCCGGGCTATATCACGATAACGGAAGCATCAGATATCAACCCAGACAGTACCTACCGGTTCAAACCCGATAACAACATCATTAGTAATCTCACGCTTTATAACCGTACAATAGAAATGGGTAATGTAAATAATGCCACGTATGCCTTGGGATCAACGCTTTTCGACAAAGATCATATTCGAGTTATGCGGGTGCTTCCGAATGCGACAACGTATGGTGATATCGTTCTTACGTCTTACTCTATGGACAACACCACCGGCATAGTGAATTGGAATGTCACCCGCCCCGGAGGATTTGCTCCCATTGCAGCATTCGTTCCGATACTGGATATCGAAATGTTTTATGATCGATATAGTCCCGGAGTTACCGGAGCAGCGTGGGGTAGTGGAACTTTGATCAATGGCACATACCGCAATTCGTTCCCGGTAACAAACTTATTAGATTCGCCACTAACATATTCGTGGACAACATACAGCAACTTCAGCGTTGATAATAACGCACCTATTCTCTTCGAGGATGCGGTTATATTTACCCCAATTGAATTAAACTTCACTCCGAACAGGTGGTTATGGGATTTCGGGGATGGAAATACAACACTCTTAACAACTCCGAGCAGCATAGCGCACATCTATTCGGGAACACCCAGTACGCTCAACCCCTCACTGACGGCATACATCATAGAAAACACAGCAGTAACAAACACCACGACATTGTATGGCGCGATTGTTACTGCATGGAATACAAGTTATGTTAAGGCAGATTTCTCCGCAACCCCAATCACCGGAACTCCCGGCGTTGCAGTTTCGTTTACTGATTTATCACAGTGGGGTAGTACAGATGCAGTAAGTGGTCGAACATACAATTGGAGTTTTGGCGATGGGTTGTATTCATCATCACCCTATTCGGATGTAACTGGAGATGTCTTGCATGTTTATCCAACAGTGGGCGTTTATTCCGTCAATCTCACTGTAAATAACACAATTGATTCTGATCATGTGGAAAAATTAAATCACATTACTGTCGCTATAAGTCAGGTTCAGCAAACAACGTGGTACACCCCAAAGCAAATAGGCATCACTGCGGTGTACCGCGATCCCGCAGGCATTCCCATTCCCAACACCACCCTCACCGTAACTGCAATTGGTTCGAGTATCCCGGCAACTGCAACAACTTCCACGGGAGAATCGTTACAGGCATTATATGGTATAAATCCTACCGCAGCAAACCTTATGCTCAACAACACACTTATCATGTCTGGCACAACCGGTGGTGATGGTTCGGTGGCGTTTATTGTAGTAGCAACTATATCATACTCGGTTGCAGTGACAGATCCAGCAACGGGACTGATATGGACAACGACTCTCTTCCCATCTGATCCAACAGGACTGTATACAGTGTGGGTGGGAGAACTGCCCTACACATCCCTTGGAAATACCACCCTGACTTATATGAATGCCACGCGGATATATTACACACAACCCGATATTGGCAATGTCACATTTCATATTGATTATCAGGATATAAGTGGATATACCACGAATGTCTTGTTTGAAGTTATTGATGCTGGTAATATGACTACGGTGTATAGTGCGAATCTTGGAGCACCAGGCACCGGTTTATTACAAGCGAATTACACACTGCCTAACAAGATGGGTTATACCTACTACTGGGGATATAATGCTACGAGGGATACACCGTGATTGCTATAACTCGCCCCCGCATTGTTTTACTGGTTATTGCAGCATTTGGATTGCTGGTATCCACCGCAAGTGCAGTTGTATCCTATGCTCCGGCATATTCGGGGTTGACAATGTATGGTGATTGTCCCGGCGGGGCGATGGTATGTCTTGGGTTTCCCATAGAGTTTGTCTATTTTTATAATTACATATCTATCGGATTCTTATTTCTCATAGCATCGTCTGCTTCGGAACGTAATTCATCATTCTTTGCGATTTTGCTACCATTGTTCGCTGGTTTGTTTGCATGGTGGAGATGGCTTGTTCTGCCGTCATTCGAGCAGGTGGGTGGGGTGATTATATGCTGCGCTGTGCTTGCCGTTGCGATTTATATAAAGAGTAAACAGCAGGAGAAGTTTGGTATCGCAGGGCCGGGGTCGCCCTTCCTCAACATCGTGTTCTGGATGGTGGTGGTTCAGGCATCGATTGGTTTTATTAATTCAATGGGGATGTTTGAATATAACGTGATGGTTACACCAGATGTATTCCAGAATGTCGTTCTCGCAGACACCGTGGCAATGCATGTGGGTGCGGGTGGGTTGTGGTCGGCAATCACATCGGTAGCATATCTCACAGGTGGGCTTGCAATATCGGCGCTAATGATGATGATAAATACTCTGCTGGCTATCGTGTACTTCAAGGGGTTGGTGCTGAGTATAATTCCATTCGCAGGAGGTATTCCGGTTGTGGAGAATATGCTCACGGTTATAACTGTAGGGATTGATGTTGTAATTATATTTGCGATATTCTTGTGGCATTACAAACCAGGAGCGGGTGAAACTGTATGAGTTCTCAATCTTTTATCGGGTATGCGATCATCATCGCGTTCTCGCTCATCATCTGGGGAATGGCTGGATATGCAATAGATTTGATAGTACCGTGGGGCAACAGATTTCTAATAGGGTACGCGCAAAGTCAGGATAGTTTAAACACGGCGCACCTATTACTTCAGATTGTCGTTTCATCGCCATTCATCGGACTGCTTTTGTGGGGCTATGATCATATCAACAATTCAAACTCTCAATCTGGAGGGGATAGATAGTGGCATCGGCACAGGCAAAAATGGAGGCGATGGCACTCTGGGTTGGGGGTTCAATTTTATGTCTGACAATGTCATTCTTCGGTACGCCATTATGGAGTATCATCAATGGCATCAATTCAGCATTCCATATCACCGGGGAAATGGGAATGAGCAATCTTCACAGCGTCCAGCCAATTCCAATGATCTACTACGGCTTCCTCGTCGTGTTCGAAATTGCCCTTATCGTCAGAACAGCCTTTGTGGTATGGAGCTCTGGTAGTTATGAATCGGGGTACTAATACACTACTCGATAGATTGCAGACATCCAACATAGCAACCTTCGTAGACAAACATCACCAGAGTATCTTTCTACTATGGATAGTGTTGTGTGCACTTGGCATTCTCATAACTCCTGTTGTTGCAATTCCGACAACAGGTGCAGCAACTCTAGTAGGAAGTAACAACGCCACACTTGCAGCGACAGGTGGTGGTGTAGATTGTTGGTTTACGTATGGTACTAATTCTGGCAATCACTACTGGATCACCCCAAACACCACAGCAGCCGCAGGAGTGTTTTCACAGAGGATACACTCTGCTCCATTGACGGGCAACACCTTATGGTATTATGCAGCGTGTGATGAAACGGGTTGTGATGCCGAACAGTCATTCTTCACCTTACCCGTCACTCCACTCCAACAGACAAACATGGGGGGGTTCTATCGCAACATAACGCAGAGTGGTTTTAATATTCCTAACATGGCTGCGAACTTGATAGGCCCGTATGTCTGGAATACCAACATCCCACTTGTGATCGTGTTCCTGCTTATCTTCATGCCCGTATTTGTTGGGATCTGGTTACGGAGCAGGAGTGCTATCATGGTGATGATTACAGGTTTCATCACTGGGAGTTTTATCCTGTATGCAGACAGGGGTTTGCAACTTGGGATTCCGCCTGATGTGGTGCAGGTGGCACAGGCGATGTGCTACGTGGCGTTCGCCGGGGCTGTGATTTATATATTGAAGAGATAACATTTTCTTTTTCCCGCGTGTGGGGTTCTGTTAACTTGGTGAGGGATAAAAATGAGTGTTAACCAGAGTGGGATAATCAATAGAAAGAACTCGATTTTTCCTTGGTATAACAAAATCAATCATAATATTATAATAATGGACTCCCCCAATAGTCAATTGAGGCAGAAACCCATGACGATTTGTATAGCAGCGATATCTAAAGATGGGGATGATGAGTGCATTGTGCTTGCAACGGATCATATGGTTTCGTTGGGAGAGGATATTCAGTTTGAACACAACATAAAAAAATACAAACGAATTAACAAAACAACCATTGCTTTATTATCTGGTCAATTTTTAATGTTTGATGATTTAATAAAATTATCAGACGAGAATTTATGCTATTCTAACATTGCAGAAGAAATATTGCAGAACTTTAAAAATATACGAAAAGAGAGAATAAAAAATGAAATTTTAGATAGGGCGCAAATAGACCGTGATTTCTTACTTTCTCGTTTATCTGAATCAGAAACAAGTCAAATAATGGGTGCACTTTTTAAACAAATATACGAATATAGCCTGAGCACAACAATCATATTAGCAGGGTTTGAAGGAAGTAAAGCCGTAATTGGCGAAATTTCTGAAGATGGAATTGAACATACCCGAGATATGTTCTTTACAACGATTGGAATTGGAGACATAGAAGCACACAATACTCTTCTCTATCAAAAGCACAATATTATAGATCCTGTTAGAAAAACAATTTATAATGTTTTCAAAGCGAAAAAGCATACAGAACATTTACCCGGAATTGGTAAAGATACAGAAATTTTAATCCTTAAACGAGATGGCTTAACAGAATTTACCGATTTGGAAATTCTTGAGAAATTATTTAAAAAAGAAAACGATTTTGGTAAGAATCACGAGGACTTAAATAAAATAAAAATTAATAGGTCACAGGAGGTTAATGATGTTAAAAAATAAGAAAAAAGTTACTAACGAAGATTATTTAAAAAAAGCATTGGATAAAATTATTAACCGGCCATATGATGATATGTTCAAGAGAAAAGTAAAGGGGAAACTATAGATCCCGATTTCACTCCTCTTTTTCGATAATTATTTTTTTCCCATCAATCTTCATTTTTAAGTTATCATTGGGTGCAAACGGAAACGCGCTATCTCTAACAAATTCACTTGGTAGATTTATGCTGTGCCGTGATTTTACGGCATATAGTTTGACCTTTGCTTGGTTCACCATAGTTATTCTTTGGGTTATACGGTATTTAATACTTTGGTGTATACCAAAGTGCACACATAAGTATAAATACATACAATAGTATATACTATAGTATACACCAACAAGAGGTAAACAAAATGACACAAACTTACGAACCATTAACAACAACCCGCGAGGAACGTGGTGAAGCCATCGCAAAACAGAACGGTCAGATTGCGCGACTTGATGACAACCATTACGCAGTTAAATCCCAATCGGGAAATGGAATTTATGAAGTAATGCAGACAGAGATCGGATGGAGATGCACATGCCCCGACCATCAAACACGCGGCGTAGAATGTAAACATATCATCTCCGTGAAATTAAGCTTTGCGATAAGAAAACACATTGAGAAAATCCGGATTGCACCGGTTAATTCAACGGCTGATATATGCGTATTCTGTGGTTCATCTCTCATTGTAAAGGACGGGGTGCGGCACAACCAATACGGCGACATACAGGTTTTCTACTGTAAGGAATGTAATCAGCACTTCACCTTAAACGCAGGATTCGAGGGTATGAAAACATTACCGCAGGATATTACAAGCGCGATGCAGCTCTACTTTAGCGGACTATCATTCAGGAATGTTACCAAGGCGCTCAAACTGCGTGGTGTAAATGTCTCTCACGTTGCTGTCTACAAGTGGATTAACAAATACACAACCCTGATGGAGCAATACATCGAGAAGATCCAACCTCAGGTATCCGACACATGGAGAGCGGATGAGATTTACATTAAGATCAAGGGTAATATGAAATACGTTTTCGCCGTGATGGATGATGAGACCAGATACTGGATCGCACAGGAAGTAGCGGGTTCAAAATTCAAGCACGACGCAGCAAAGATTTTCCGAGATGCACGGGAAATTACAGGAAAGAGGCCGAACGTCCTAATCACCGACGGACTCAAAGCTTATCACGATGCGTTTAATCAGGAATTTTTCCAAATGGCTCACCCCCAATCAAAACATATCAACGCGATTAAGATAACTGGCCATGCGAGTGATGCGAACAATAACAAGATGGAAAGAATCAACGGAGAAATCCGAGATAGGGAAAAGACAATGCGCGGCCTAAAGAAAGTCGATACAAAGGTTCTTCCCGGTATGCAGATTTATCATAACTTCATCCGGGGTCACGAAGCCCTAAAGGGTATGACACCCGCAGAGGCATGTGGAATTGTGGTTGAAGGAGATAATAAGTAGATGACTCTAATTCAGAATGCAAGCCAAATGGCGAAGGCAAAATAACTTTTTGACGATAAATCAAATCGGATGTTTTTAATATAATGTCTTTTATCTTTTAATCAATGAAAGCATCATTACTCATAATAGGTGTATTATGCATTTTATTTTTATATACTGTACCTGTTCCAATTTATCCTCAACCACATACCGTAATGGGCTCAAATACTTACACGGATTTTAGCACAGGACAGACATTACCATGTCCTCAATATTCGTCTTTGACCATATCTCAATTATCGGGATCTGTTTCAGATCCAGTAATTATGGGTGGCCTGAGTGCTTGCTCTATTATTATTGGGGGTCCGGCATATGAGTTATACACCGGTATATTTTATGTAGGGTGGATTATCGGTGCACTTTGTGTTTTATCCGGTTTTTCAAAATAAAAAAATGCTGTTTTTTAAAGTATCCCACGACAGTTAACACCATTTTTGATCCCACATAGAGTTAACAGAACCGCGTGTGGTAACCTTTATCAGTTGGTAACCTCAATAGATATATATGAAATACAAACCTTGCATTTTGTTCACAACTCTGGCAGTTGTATCGTTTTGCATCACGATGATAATGTATTACGGTGCGATATCATATCCTGATTTTAGTAGCGTATTTATTGTAATAGCACTAGCAACACAAATGTCAGTTATTTTTATAGTTGTTGCATATGTTTATGGGATTGATGGAATTGTAAGTGGTGAGTATAGAGAGGTGTGATTAAATGACAAAATTGGGATGTCTTATTAAGAAGAGTGCGGGAGGATATGCTACATTACCCGGTGGGTCGTTTGAAATCATATCGATTCTTGTTACACCACATAGTCGTGAAGGTATGAGTGCAAAGTGTACGGTATTTTCATATCTTTGTATTATTATTTCATATTTATCATTTGAAATTATAACTGATGTTCACAACCTTGTGGGATTTGCAGTAATGCTAATCGGTTCTATTATTCTGTCAGTTTGTATGATGCCTATCTACTCCGCATATTACGACTGCTACATTGAAGGTGATAACTGATGACAGAACAATACATAAAAAAAATCTGATGTGTTTAAAATGTTGCGCGCAAAGATCAGCGAGTGTATCAAAGGCAAAGATCAATCGCTAATGTTAATTGAACTGTTTGGAGATATTGGGAAATTACCAGTTGTTGGAGGTGAAAGAAATGGAAACTAACCTGTATAATGTTATTGAGTGGTATAAAAACCACGTTGTTGAAGTTGCAATGTTTGGATTGTTTTTCGGAATTATATTCGGAGCAGTTGCGCTCAGCAATCATATTAGAATAGTATAATGAAGGTGAAACAAGTGTCAACCAGAACTTACAAAACCGGCAAAACCTGGAACACCGGTTCTAAAAAGTATGCCATCTCCGACTCAAACGCCGAGATTGCTTTGAAGTATGGCAAGACGGTATCGCAGGGGATTGGAGAGATGGAGAGGTTGCTTGGGGGAAAGATGTATGGGAATTAAGTGGTACTTTCCGATTTACTTTGGGCTATTGATTTTAATAGTAATGGCGTGTCTGGCGATGCCAAGTGTGCTATCGTATAATATCCAACACGACAATGCTATTAATCAAAATCCCCAGTTTGAAGGGGAGGTGGGGTATGATAACCAGTGGAAAAATAATGACAGTGGTAATGGGTATTGCATTCGTCGCACTTATCGTAGCAGATGTACATGCATTATTTATCGCTAAAAGTTTTGTATGGTTTGCACTATTAACAGTCGGTGCTTGTATGACGAGTGTTGCTTGGATGGTTATGTACGAATCTTCATTCATGGTGAGGAGGACTAAAGAATGACACAACATATAATTAAACAAGTAGGGTCTGAAACAATCTGTCTGAATAGCAACGACCCGATTAGCAAAATTGGAGCAAAAACGTTATTCCTATTAGGGGTGCTATATTTGCCTATGATAATTTCAATATTATATTTATTTTTTACAGCCAAGGGTATAAATTCCGATTCTATAGACACGGTTTTATGGGTTGGGGCGTTTGGTATTACGGCAACGATACTTTATGTGTTATTCTATGATTCCATACTTGAATATGAACCTGCCTATTGCGTCTACATCGAAGGGCATTACGACACTTCAATCACAATCCCCAAAACAAATGATAAAACCGATCAAGATGAAATCTGCAAGGCTATGAATAAATTGGTTCCGGTTGCACAGGGGTTTGTCGATCATAGGAATAAGATTGAGAAAATTGTAGAGAAGTGTAGGTGAAAGAAAATACAGATTAAAATTAGATCAATTCCATTTTCTATCCAAAAACTTAATAACCCTATACAACCTTACTTTGCAGTAGGAGCATCAAATTATGCCGAACCGAAAAATTCGTAACACAAGGTTGGCCGCGAATGTAGGGAACGCCTTATATGATTCACGTACACCAATCCGTCTGGATGTGATGGGTAGTCGAGAAAGTGGAGTCGCGTGGTACAAGGAAACCAAAGAAGCACGTGATTTGAAAGAAGCAAGGATGATTAAGATGAAGGGGCTGTAATTATGCGAGGATGCACACGAAATCTACCAAGTAGCAGGGTTGTAAAAGACGCACGAGTCAAACCCGATAAAAAGAGGGTTTCTGGCTCAGGTGATGATGGTATTGCTGCTGGAAAAGATATGTACAAGCGCTTTTATGGTAAAGGCAAAAACAGGCGCTATGTAGGTGATGATTGATATGAGATACACTCTCAATCGGGGCAGTAATGATAAGGATGGCAAGGCCAGGAAAAGGGATACTCGCGATGCCGGTGATACTGCGGTGAAGGGTATTGTGGATGTTACTAAGATTGCCGTTGTGGGAAGCGTTGCTGCGGGGCTTATCGGAGGCGTGGGGGCAGCGTTTAAGAAGTAGGTTGGTGTGGGTATGGTGAAGAAGAACGGGAATAAAGATAGTGACGAACGGACTTTTAAAGATGGAGTTGATGTAACTGAAGAGGTGAAGGCACAAGAAGAATTGGATGAAATTGAAAGAAAATTGGATTTGGAACTTGCAGAGGAGCAAGGTTCAAAAGATTTAGAACAGTTTGGCGATCCAAATGTTAAACCCAAAAAGAAACCCGAAACCGCATTGGATAGAGAACTTGAAAACGTACTAAAATCGGACAAAGACCTTGCCGAAGAGAAACGCGACGAAGAGTTTAATGCGTGGGATGTGAAAGGCAACTTATCACTCGGAGAAATGAACAAAAGCAAAGCGGATGCGTTTACATTTGGTGAGCGTGTCAAGTCCGGTGTTAAATCCTTAGTATCAGATTTAAATTTCAAAAAAACCAAAGCGGGAGATTCCCCCATACGCAACCTGTTTGATGATCTCGCATCGGGGCAATTCTCAACCAAAGAAACCCGCACTTTCTCTCGTGGTGTGTCTGATTTGAAGGAGAAGGTTGCAGCAGAGCGTGGGGGAACCGGCAAACCTATCTATGGACTATACCCAGTATCCCAAGCGGGTAAGCGATCGAGTGGTAAATCTCAAGCAATGCCAAAACAATCCAAGCAAGCGCATACCCAAAAGCGACCAGTGCAGTCTGGTTCTCCAGTGTTTCGCAATCTGGGAAAAAGCAGCGCTGGTAACATTAAGTCAACCAACATGGATTTTGTCCAACCACTTTTCGGGAATCCCCCCAAAGTTGCGAAATCGAATCGTAAAATGCCAAATGCCAGAAAAGGCAATCCATATAATCTGAATTTCAGATTCTAACTTTTCTTTTTCCCCAAAGCAAGTCTTTCTCCAAAGTAAGACTTTCTCCAAAGGCTTTAATACAACACAATGCTATTCTCTTTTAAGTTGGTGAATGGTATGCCAGATATAAAAGTTTGCGAAGTAATTGCGTGGAGAGTGGGGTAGATGTTAAAGAATCCATTTGATAGATTTAAATTGTTGTTGGAACACGGCGCACAAGCATCAGATGATTATTATTCGTCTTCCGCTGGTGGGGGAGATACCACATACAGTGCACCGGCAGCGTCAGCACCGGCGGCATCCGCACCAGCATCATCAGCACCGTCGGCATCGGAAACCGGGGTGGATTCATACACGCCTTCTGTTCCGGCAACACCGGCACCACTCAGTAGGGCAGCCGGAGAAGCGTCACTTTCATCAAAGGCGTTTGTCGGAACACTGTCGGCATTGGGTGGTGGTGGATATGCGGGTGGTTTTAGTGGCAAAGGTGCGACAAAATCACAACCCGCACCCCGCCAGCCTGTTGTCCCATCTGGTCGTCTTGGTATGTCGTATAGCAGAGACACACCCCGATTTGCGAACGATGGTAAAAATCACGCCGATGTTCTCAGAAGCAAATTCAAACTGGGACTTGTCAGAAACCGGAGGCGGTAACAATGTCTAATCCCCCACCGGGTGCTGCGGGATGGCGCCCCGGTGGTGAAACCGAACAACAAAAAATAGCAGCACGACAACGAAACTTTAGAGCCGCACTAGCAGATCGTGCTCGATATGGATCTACGCCTCCTCAGGGAATTGGACAGTCAGCCCGTAGTGGTGGTGGTGGGGGTGCATTGGTCGGCGGACAACCAGCACCGGCGTATAGTGGCCCCGGTTCTGTGGTACATGCACAAGCAACACCGGCGTCGTATAGTGGCCCCGGTTCTGTGGTACATGCACAAGCAACAAATGTTGCATATCAGGCAGCACAAAACGCGCCATTAGCAACTGGTTCTGCCGCATGGTGGGCCATAGCAATCTCACAGGGAGTAGACGCGGCGAAAGCAGCAGCCGCACCGGCAGCGCCGGACACTGGGGTGGATTCATACACGCCTTCTGTTCCGGCAACACCGGCACCACTCAGTAGGGCAGCCGGAGAAGCGTCACTTTCATCAAAGGCATACGTTGGTACAAAATCTGCTTCTGCCGGTGGTGGATATGCTGGTGGTTTTAGTGGTGCTGGTGCAACCGCAGAGCAAGCATCAGCAGCAGCAGCAACGGCAGCAGCAGCAGGGGATCATGCAAGAGCAGCAGCCATTGTAGCAGCGACAGACCCAATCAAATCGGCACAATTCGCAATACAGCAAGTGCGTTCAGACGCGGCCATCGATGCTGGTATCATGGGTACTAACATACATGCCGTTGGAACGCCCGAATGGTGGATATTTGAAAAAGCATCCAGAACTCTAACGGCATCATCAAACGTGCGTGCAAGCCCCGCATCGATACCAACACCAATACCACAACCACAGATTGTAATAGCACCACCCGATCCAACAGGGTTGGGGTTGCCCGGCCCGATGGGAACAACCGTAACAAATATCTATGATATCATCAGACCACAACATAGGACTACGTTACCCGGCCCGATGGGAACAACTGTAAAGGGGTTATATGGTATATTTGGTACAACTTCGGTAGTCCCTAAAGAACCAGAACAATATCGGATGCCCCCCCGTAGTGGTGGTGGTGTTCTTGATACGATTGGTTTTGGGATGTTGGCACTTGGAACAGCAATGGCTACAAACACTGAGGATTTCTTTTCGGAAGTTGAAAAAAATATACCGTCTAATATTCCGTTCGTATCCACCAACCTTAAATTTATCACAGGTGTTGTAGAGGCAACACCACAGGTGGTATCTATGGTTCCACTCATAGGTGGTTCTGCATATGTTTTTGGTCGTGACGTTAAATGGGGAACATCACAGATAATTCCCACTGGGACGGAAATCGCAACGGGAATGTATGAACGTGCGATAGAAAAACCAGAAAGGACTGCTGGCAATATAGTTGGTGCTATGATTTTAGGAGAGGTTGGAATACCAAAAGCCGTCGAATCGATAAAATATCTCTCACCCACTGGTATTGATATTATAGAAATACCAGCATCAACGGGAGCACGTTCGACCATAGCCTATGCTTATACAAAACCATTCGCATCTGGTATGGAACAAGCGACTGCTAGAGGGACAATGGCATTATCAGCAGTATCAGAACCGGCAAAACTTATTGGTAGTCCATCACTTGCTGCACCGCCGGGATCAATAAATATTGTTGGTGGCAAAGTTCCGAGTTTTTCAAGTGTTGAGGTTGCGGTACAAACATATGATGCTCTTGCTGGTAGAAAAGGTTCGTTCCTACATGGGACTACCGATGTTAGGTTTGTCCAATCTTTGCTTGAAGAGGGAGAGGTTATAGTAGGCGCAGGAGCAAAAGGTACGGAACCACTCTATGTATCATCGGTTCCAGATGTGGTGTATCAACGTTTCTTATTGGGTGCACAAGAAGCACAACCCGGTTCTTCTGCTATCGTAAGAGTGACCGGAGCACCAAAAACGGTTACAGAAGCACTTGCGTATGAAGGTTCGATATATTCACCAGAATTAACACCCGGTTTATATCCCGGTGTAAAACCCCTTAGTGGTTGGACTGGAACACTATCACGCTTTTTTGGTTTACAACAGGAAATGATAGTTCCTGCTGGATCAAAACTTGCTGTTACCGATGTATCATTTATAGAGATTGGTGGTGTAAAAGTACCAATCATAGATGTTGTTGTTGGTAAAGCGAATATCCTGCAACGAGCAAAGGTTGGTATAAAACAGTTTGGATACCGAGCAAATGCGGCAACACTACCAGAAGTGGGATTGGGCAAACCAACGGAGTTTTTGAAAGGGTCGGATATTGTAATGCCAAATCCACTACAGGTTGGTTCGGAATGGACTGGAGCACAACGGGCTATTTTAGATCCATATATCAAAGAGATGGCAGCAAAACCTGGTGCGCCATTGGGACTAAAAGCAGTAGCGGCGGGTAGGGAAGCATTACCACTATTCCGAGAGGTTACATTTGTTCAGAGAGAACCCGTGGGTCAAATTCTTGCAGGAAAAGAAATGAGTGAATCTACCATTGCCAAAATATTTGAAAGTCGCGCTGCTATGGGAGAAGATGTTGTATCAGGCGGTTCAACAACTATACGTGCCAATCTTGGTAAGGGTTTCTTTGACAAGTCTATGATTGGGGATATAGATGCGTGGTTAAAATCAACTAAAGTTGCAGAGCAACAATCAAAAGAAATCGCCATTATTGCACGCGATCAACCATCTGCTGTAACATCCAGAGCACCCGGATTGCAAGAGGGGTTCCCCGTGGCAGAAGTTAGAATACAAGGGGCTGCACACCCTCTCACAGAATTGCATAGTATTGAGGCGTTTCCAACTGTTGCAAAAGCAGAAAATATAGGAACACTCGAAGCAGTTGGTGGTACAACAGTAACAGGCCCAAAAACTGGGTATACTGGTGGAGTCCTAAAGTCATCTGCTGCGTTCGATAACATCGCTCTGACACAGCGCCCCGGTGGTGTAATGGATATTGCACTAAATCCCAAAGGTATAAAACACGCCGTTGGTACATCCGCAGTTGCAAAAGAATCTGCATCATTATTCTATGGTCGTGATGTTGAAATAACTGGTATGAAACCGAGTTACGCTAAAGGTCGTGTAATGGAGAGGTATGCGAGTGCATTAGATGAACTTTTGAAAACACAGAAGGGGGAAGCCGCAAAGACCGTAAAGAGGTATCAGAGTGCTATTGAAATAAACCCGTTGGATTTGCCAGAAACAAAGGCTGCAAAAGCGAAAGCATACGCGGCATCTGGACAAGCACCATTATCGCAGATACTTGGTATTGATATAGGAGTGCCAACACCAAGAACCGCATACCCAGTACGCGCAGCAACAAGGTCAGTAGCACAAGCACCGGAATCAAGTGCGGCATACTCAATCATAGCGGCGTTGGGATTTGTAGTTCCACGGGCTATAACTCCCACTACAACCTATCCAGCGCAGCGTGATTACTCAACTAGTGAAATACCAACAAAGACGGTAATCACCAATTATCCGATTGGTGAAACACAAATAGACAAAAACGTTTCGGGATATTCATTTACAGGTGTTCCACAAAAGACTGGTGGTTATCCAGCAACGACACCGATAACAACCCATGATATACCGGTTGGTGATTACCCAGTAAGTGATTATCCACCAACCGATTATCCACCGTTTACCCCCCCACCAACAACCCCACCCACTACAACACCCACAACACCCCCCCCGCCACCAGAGAAAACAATAACGGAATATGCCCCGATGCGACAAATTCCGGTTCCATTGAAAACTTTTGAAATAAATAAAGAGAAAAAGAAAGAAGAGCAGAAATACAAAATGCAGACGAGAAAATACTTCCCCTTTGTGGAATGGTTCAGAGTGGGTGAGGGTGTAGAGTGGGAATCATTTATGGGAGTTGTGCCAACACGCTCTGCGCGGATAATCAAAAGCCATCCGAAGAGTATTCCGCCGGAGAAAACGCCGGATAAATTTTATTCGATGAAGGAATATGCACCGGTTCCAGTCAATATGAAGAACCCCGTACAATTCGGATTTCTCGAACGGTCTCTCGCATTTCACGCAGGGCAGAGATTATCGAAGCCACAGCAATTACAAAAAACAGCAATGCAACGCAGAACCGCGCCACCCACGAGAGTGATACAGAATAGACCCATCGTTGGTCAGACAAAGAAAAGCAAGCCGATCAAATTTGGTAGTAGAAAGAAAAGTATGAGGTTCTGATATGGAGCAAAAAAGCAAGCGCGTCGTCGCAAACATCCCAACGCGAATACTAGATGATCTCGTTAAGCACAATGAGATTTCTATAGATAGTCTGGGGCGTGCGCGGGGTTTCTCGTCGCATTATGCCAGGCTGTATGCGAAAAAAGATGAGAGGGTGAGATGATATGATTGCAAATTGGAACGCAGTTGTAAGCATTTGTGGCAAGTGGAACTGGCTCGGCTTGAATAAATGGGCAATTGCGCTCTTAAAGAGAGAGGAGTCCACCCTTGGAACTACGATTGCGTCTATAGAACTAAAAGAGGAAGGAACGCTATTTCTTCCGCACGCTGCAATGAATCATACGGCTGAAGTTCTCGGAACGGTTTATTCGGAACGCTTTGTTTTTGAATTTCCAACGATCCGACAATTCACTGATGATGAGTACGAAGCGTGGCATCGTGAGAGAGCGGTAAATATTGCGAAAGGTATTAGCGCCCCGAGTGAATCGGCATTCAATACAATCATGGAAAGCCACCACCATCACGGGGTTGAGTTCGGATGACTTCAAAAAACCCGGATTAGAAGATCGGATATGCGTTTGCAAAATCAAAATTATTGTGTGGAGAGCCAGTGCACGAGAGTGAGGTTAAAGCGCGAATTCATATTGGCAAAATGGATCGTGCTCTCCCTTGTCAAATCCTCGAACGATTGCATGGACATTATAAAACCCATACAGAAATGGCGTTTGTAGGTGGTGAGTGGGTACTTTCACCCACATCAAGCAGAAATCGCGCGCACAAAACCCCCACAGCCACAATCCCAAACCCAGCGCATACAACGCCACGTTCCCAAAATCCCAACAATCCCCCTGCTTCGTGGTGGGCTTACATCCGGGGCTAGTAGGACAGGTGGGCCAAAATTCCGCCAGTTTACCCAGTTCTCAGAACGTTTCAATGTTGGAAGGGGCATATCCCAAAGTGCCTTCTTTGACGGTGGAGAGAAATTATCCTTAAAGAAGCGTGGGATTATCTTTGGGAAACGGTGACACTCTTTTTTTTAAACATTTTTAACACCCACATAATCATTAAATAGTATTAAGTCAAACTATTAAGTATGACAAAATGTCCGAAGTGTTCTCACGAGTGGGAATATACTGGAGAGGCGAGGTATATCACTTGCCCGAAATGTAGGTCGCTGTTTAAGAATCCCAACTGGAAGGGCTTTGGGAAGGTGGAGAGGAAATAATGACAAAATGTATTGAATATTGGGAAAAATTAAAAAAAGAACCGGGGTTCTGTGGCTTGGGGTCTACATTAAAATCGCAACTTGACTATCTTGAATACACCGATGAGATTTCAGAGAAATTTGATATCCCAATTCGTGTTATTTACAAAAACGCTTCACACGGCGCGCTCAAACCCGTTTTGCGTTTCAGAAAGGGAAGTCAAGTTAGAGATAAAGCAACGGCCGCGATTGTAGAAACTATAAAAAATAAGCACGCGATAACGGGAAAATATATTAACAGCATTATTGGTTTTGATCAAAAACCAAAGAGGATGATTGAAGATCCAAAAGTAATTGTTGCTCCTATATCAGAACCACACAGAGAACAAATTAATAGTAACTCGGTTAAAGACAAAATAAGACTTCTTACGAGTGCTTTGACATCTGGACAGATGGATATTATTAATGAGGTTATTAAATTTGAAGGGTTAAATAATGAGTACGAGGCGATGGCACTTGTTATCAAATGGGCTGCCATGAGGATTGGGAAATGAAAGAAGTTGTAAAACGATATCCGAAAATACACGTAGACGTTCCAAAAACCATATCGTTGGAACAACAATATATGAATTTAAAACAAAGTAAAGAAACAGAGTTGAAAAATAACCTTGATTTTCTTACATTTCGCAATCTTGTGATAAAACAACTTATATTAAAAGCAGAGATGACGTATTCCCAAATTGGAGCGCAATTTCTACCACCATTGTGTGAAGATTCTATACGTATGATCGCCAAACAGATGGGTGTGCGTAGAAACCGTACTCATAATTATTCCGGATGGTCAGAAAATGATATAAATATACTAAAAAACGACTATGGAAAAATACCGAGTATACAGTTGGTGTATAAGTTTAATAGATCCATTGGAAGCGTGCATGTTAAAGCATCCCAACTTGGACTTACAAAGCAAGGGCCGGGCGCAAGGTATTCTAATGAGGATGATGAATTTATTAAAAACAATTTACATATGCCTTTGGAGGAAATGGCAACACATTTTTGTAGAACACCAAGGGGACTGAAAAGTCATATAAAAAAGATGGGGTTGTTTCTCGAAGGGTGGGTTGGCGAAACAAACCACTGGTCGGGATCTGAAGTACAATTTCTAATAGACAATCAACACCTTCGACGAAAAGAAATTCAGAAGTCGCTTAATAGGTCTGAAAAATCTATAATAAAAAAACAACGTAGATTGGGGATTGTATGTAAATACAAACACAATCGTTGACTGTGAAAAGAGGGATTGCTAAATATGACTCCAAAATGTCTGAACCCAAATACACATCCAAAATACACAACAATAAAATCAATGGGCTTCGGTTTCATCATCATAGGGTTTGCAATCTGGTTTGCATTTCTATTCCTTGTGATAACAGATCCAGATAATACCATTGAGTATCTCGGACTTCCTACTCTCGCAATGATAATTATGTATCTCGGTGCGGAAATAGAAGTCGTCCGACTCAACAATGAATTATTACGAGTACCTGGTGATCAACATTCCAAGCACCAAAACTAATATACCATCACAAACATCATCTATTATATGATGATTAAACCCACCCCCCTCATTTTTGCAATCCTGCTCCTGATCCTGCTCCCGTGTTTCGCAATACCAGTCTCTGCCGAGAACAGC